ATGGGAACCATACGCACACGCGAGAAGGCCAACGGCGATAAGTCTTACACGGCAATCGTCCGCATCAAAAACAAGCAGATCATCGTCCACAACGAGACGCAGACCTTCCCCAAAAAAGCATTGGCTCAAGCTTGGATCAAGCGTCGTGAGGCCGAGCTTCAGCAGCAGAAGGCAACGGGAGTCGTGAACCTCAACCGGGTCACGATCGAAGAAATTCTCGAGGCCTACGTCAAGCAAGCCGAAGGCGTAACGCAGTGGGGCCGAACCAAAAAGGCAGACATCAAGCGGCTGCGCGAGAGCGGATTGTCTAACAAAGACGCTCGCTACCTGACAGCTGCGGACATTATTGAGTACGCAAAGCATCGTCGTACAGTTGATGAAGCCGGCCCTGCCACGGTCTTGAACGACATCATCTGGTTGCGCCAGGCGTTCCTCACGGGTGTGGCGCTGTTCAACTTGAGCCAGCCGTTGCTGGCCGTCGATGCCGCCAAAAAGGACTTGCTCCGGACGAAGACGATTTCAAAGCCAAAGCAAAGAGCCCGGCGCGTGTCCGAGGAGGAAGAAAACAAGATCCTGGAGCACTACAAACAAAGGCCCAAAACGCAAATACCGATGGGGGATTTGATCCAGTTTGCGTTGCTCACCGCACGCCGGCAAGATGAGATATGCCGGATGAAATGGGAAGATATTGATTTGGATGAGGGTACAGGCTGGGTCGATGACGTGAAACACCCAACACGAAAGATAGGGAATAGGCGTGAGTTTCGAATATTGAAACCAGCAATAGACATCATCAAAAGGCAGCCGCGCGTGGCGCCTGAGATTTTTCCCTACAACTCAAAGTCCGTAGGTGCATCGTTCACGCGGGCGATGCACATGCTTGAGTTTGATGATCTGCACTTTCACGACTTGAGGCATGAAGCAACAAGCCGACTTTTCGAAAAGGGGTACAGCATTCAGGAGGTGGCCCATTTCACGTTGCATGAAAGCTGGGCAACCTTGAAGCGATACACCCACCTGAAACCTAAAAATATTCCTGAGCGTTAATTGCCAGTGATCTTGTTCCACTGGAACAGCGCCTCCGCTTTTCGCTGCTCAATAAATTCAGCAAGCTGTTTCGAGTCAATGAGCCACGGGCTCTTCTGCGAGCCAAGACGAAAAACCGGGACGGGCAATTCGTTTGATCTGGCTCGTTCATATGCCTTGCGAGGGGTCAGACCGAAGAATTCCTCGCAGCACTTTTCCAGCGGAATGTTGGTGTCGCCAAATTTGGCGAGCAGGGCGAAGTGGGTCATGCTCATGTGAATCAGTCCTAAATTACGCGCTATGCAGGGCGAGCTGGTCCCGAAGGTGGGGCAGGATTACGTGCTGGCGCGGGCCGTATCCAAGAAAAATGCGGTGGATTGCCCGCGGCGTTGTAGGTGTCCCAGAGCGCTTGCCCTTGCGGGCAGCGCTCCTGCTTGCCGGGCGCGGCGCCGGCGGCAATGCACTGGGGGCAGTTGATGTGGTGGAGCTGGTAGGCCTTGTCGGCCTGTTCCCAGGTGCTGGCGCTGGTCGTCATTGCGCGGGGACCTCGTCCCAGGTGCGGCCATCCAGCAGTCGGCCGGATACCTTCTTGCCCGCGCGCTGCATCCAGGTGTGGTTGTCGCCCTCGGCGCCCAGGTCGCTGCCGTTCTCGCCCAAGTCGGTAAGGCGAATACGCGGGACCCCGTCCACCAGCGGGTAGCCCATCGACTCGGGCCCACGCGGCACCCACTCGCCCCACTGCTTGAACAGAAAGGGCACGCCGGCCGCTGCGCACTGGTCGCTCAGGTCGCGGGCCCAGTCCGGATGCATAGGCCGCGCGCCGGGCCCGCTCTCGCCGCCAACGATCACCCAGTCCAGCCGCTGAATGGCCGGGACCATGTTGCGCATGACCCCATTTGCCACCATCACGCTGGTCAGGTCGACCGGGCCCAGCAGCGGCTCCATGCTCAGGAAGCGCACGCGCGCGGGCAGGGCCAGCAGCTTGGGAATATCGCGGTCGGCTTCGGCCTGGCTGGTGATAGTGGCGCCGAGCCAAACGTTGGGGAGCGGCATCATGTCGAGCAGCGGCAGGTCGGGGTCGCTGTCGTGGGCCAAGTCAGCCAGCATGGATGCGACGTTTCCAATGCGCTTGGTCAGCAGCAGCCAGTCGAGATTGGGCGTGGTTGCGATGAGCGCGAACAGGTCGGCGCGCCATTGCGGATCCACAGCGTTGTCGAAGACGTCGGCCAGGCTGGCGCAGAACACGCGCTGGCGGCGGCCGTGCTGGTTCATGAAGGCCTCGGCCTGGGCATCCCAGCGTTTCGGCAGTTCCCAGTTGCTGGCGCTGGTGCGGCGCCGCGGGGCGCCTGGGCCCCAGTTGACGGCCGTGCCGCCGGCGAAGCGCGCGTTGCGCGTCTCGGCATAGCAGTGGTCGCAGCCGGGCCCGACTTTCTGGCAGCCTTCCCAGGGATTGAAGGTGTGGTCTGTCCACTCGATCTTGCTGTTTTCGGACATCTTGTTTTCCAAAAAAGAAGCCCCGCTCGATGGCGGGGCGGGGTTGGTGGGTGGCTGCGGCTACTTGATGCCGTGGGCTCGCTCGGCATCACGGAATCCCTTCGCATAGCGTTGCTCAAGCTCCTGCCGGTACTGGGCAGGGAGCATGCAAACCTTTCCACCTGGTTCCGTGTGGATCGCGCCGACTTGGCCGCGCTTGGCCACCTGTTCATTCGCCAGCGGCGTGCGCTTCTGCGCAGCGCCCGCTGTAACGCTGCCAGCTCCAGTAGTAGGGGCCTGAGGTTCGGTAGTAGCGGGCGCGGCTGGTTGTCGTCCGCGCCCACGGTGCGAGTCCACGAAGCACCCTACCGTGCCAATCAAGCAGTTCGAGGGGCCGTTGTAAAACGGATTCCGGCGGCACGGGCTCTGATCTGGTGGCAGTCCAGCACCAGGGTGGGCGCCAGTATCCATGCGGGTTTGCGGCGGTTTTCCCTCGCTTTCAGCCCCACGGCCAGCACCAGCATGCTCCAGCATGGCCTGCACCGGGGCTGCGGCGTAGAGTTTGGTGCCAACGGGGAAGTTCGCCCAGTGCTGGTGCCACCCAAAGCAAGGCCCGTGCTCGTCAATGCTGGCAATCGTTGCAACCGGCTCCAAGCCCGCAGGGGTGTCGAGCATAGGGTCGACACCCCGCGCAGGCAGTGCGCGCGCGTTCCATCCCTTTGCAGCGCGCCACTGCTCGGAGTCGCAGGGGCCAGAGGCGCCGCAGAACTCGCAGAATGCTTCATAGGCGCTGCTTTGGATGTGCTCCAAAGTCACGTTCGGACTTCCGCAGAACGGGCAGGGCAGCAGCTCGCGGCTCTGTTGGTCTTGTGCTGTGATCATGCCATTCCAGTCATGTGTTTGTAGAGGTAGATCGCGGCCTCGGCGCCGATGAACAGGCCTTTGATCGCCATCAGCCAAGCCAACCAGGAATAGGCGGGCTTCATAATGTCGCGGCCTACCGTGTAGCAGCACCACGCGCCAAAGACCCCGCCAAGAACGGGCACGGCAAAAATCATCACTGGCCTCCCTGCGTTGCAGTGCGGAATCGGACGGTTGGGTACTTTTCGATCAGCTCCACCTCAGCGCCGCATTGACCGCAGCGGTGTGGCCATCGCATAGGCTCGGTCAAGATCAGCTTGCCCGAAACCTGCATGGTTCCTTGCTGGCAGGTGTCGCAGATGTATTCGATGCCGACCTGCTCGATTGGAAATTCGCGCTCGGCCATCAGGAACCGCCTTTCTGCGCTGCTGCGCGCTCTGCGTCTTCCGTCGAAACATCATCAGGAGGCGAAAATTCCCATGGGCAAGTCACTACCGGCCTGTCGATAGCACCCCACTGAGAAGCCAGCCAGCCTGAACACAGCTTGTGGCGCCCATCAGCGTAGTGATCGACGTGGCACAGGAATGGCTTTTGTTCAAGCACTGCCTTGAGGGCGTCCGCCTGGGTTTGCAGGCATCCGTTTGGCACAGTGCCTGCGCGGAATGCGCAAGACTTGCATCGTTCGTCGGGATCTCCGAGTTTGGCGATGTGCTGGATGACTGGCTCGACCAAGCGAACCATCTGAGCGCCCAGCGCGCGGCCTTCGGGGCTTACGCGGTGGTGGTCGTTGCTCACAGGGCACCCCCTTGCGCAGCGCGGGCTGCGTCGAACACTGCGCGAATGTCGTCAATCGTTTTGCAATCGCCACCAAGTCGCTCCAGGCATTCGCCGAATACGGCGTCCTCGGTGATGGCGGCGTTGGCCATGGCGCGGAATCGTTCGGCATCGCGCGCATCCTCCTGCGCCTGGGCGGGCGCGGCGGCGCGGGCTGCATTTGCCACCCTGGCCGCGCCAGTCATTCGCTCGCCGCGCACCTTTGAGAACGTGGCGTGATCGTCGGCAACGCAAAGATTCCAGCCTGAAAGCATGCCGGCCGCGTATGCGCTGTCTTGCAGCGCATCGGTTCGCTCATCACCTTTCGCCTCGACCACATGCACGCGCTGCTTCATCTGCTCAACCGCGTAGACAAGACCGCCCTTCCAGCCCTGGCGTGCCGCGTCGGTGCGCTCATTCAAGAAAAGGTAGTGCATGGGGTGCTCGACCATGTCGAAGCGCTGTACGCGCGCCCAGGCCTCCCAGGCTTCCTGTTCCAGACCGTCGCACGTCGCCGGCCATTCAACCGGCCCTGTCACGGCCACCGGTGGCGATGGTTCCAGCCCCTGGCTCGCAAGCTGGGTTGCATGCTCCTGTGCGCGCACCCACTTGGGGTTGAGCATCATTCCCTGCTCAATGTCGTGTGGGTCGTCAATCCACTGTTCGGGCGCCTGCGCGTCGGCCGGCACTGCCACGGCCTGCGCCGGGGCGGCACGCTTCTGCCATGCCGCATGGAATGCCCCGGCCACGTCAGGAACGATTTCGCAGTCGTCGCACTCCTGCAAATACGCCTTGAAGGCGGCGCGGTCATCCTGGGCCTGCGCCGGGGCGGCGGTAAGCGCGGCGCGGGCCAGCAGCTTTTGCGCCAGTTCCTCCAGGCCGTTGTGCCAGTCGAAGCCATATTCCCGGTGATGCCAGATCACGGCGCCTGTGTCGGGGTCGGTCTCGGCATGCTCGGCGATGTAGAGGTCTGCCTGCTCTTGGACCAGATCCGCTGCGACCTTCATGCCGGCCGCGAGGGGCGCTGGCACTGCCACGGCTGCGGGCGCTGGTGGGGCGGCAGGGCGTTGCGTTTCATACTGTCCGCGGTAGTGCCAGCCCCACATGAAGAAGCCGTAGAAGTTGCAGGAATCGCTCGTGGTCCAGCCTTCGGTGCCAACTTCTTTTCGGACCTGATCCCACGCCCATTTGCAGGCACGATCCTCAGTCATGTATGTGATGGGCGCTGGCAGCGCTCCGCCGTCTATTCCCCGCAAATCTGCGGAGATTGGCGCCGTAATCTCCCCATGCGCGGTGGGTTGTGTCTTGTCGGTCATGGATTTATCCCCGTTTATTCGATGGCAATAATTTGGTGGGCGGCGGATGCGAGAAGCGATCAGGCCGGGATGACGACGACCACCGTGTTGACACCGGTGCCGCTCGACTTGAATGCACCCTCGGGCAGCGGCTCGATGGTGCCGCCGCGCTCTTCGACCAGCGCGCGGAAGCAGGTAGCGCGCGCGTCCTGGCGGAAGGTCACGCCGGCGGCCATCACCGACACCAGGAGGCCGCCAGGCTTGAGGAAATCGAGCGCGTGCTGCACATGCTTGATATCGGCCTGGCGCGAGAACGGCGGATTCATGACCACTCGGTCATAGATAGGTGTGGGCTCGATCGTCAAAAAGTCGGCGGTCACTGTGCGGCCGAGGTCGTGCGGTGCATTCATGGCGACGTGAAAGGCGTTGCCCTGCTGAATCTCGTAGCAGTCGACGATTGCGCCTGCCTCCGCGCATGGCCAGGCGATCGCGCCCAGACCCGCACTCGGCTCCAGCACCCGCATGCCGGGCAGGATCTCGGCCACTTCGAGCAGCCGCGCAACCACAGCCGGAGGGGTGGGGAAGAATTCGAATTCGTCCTTTGGAACTGCAACTTCACCGGTCAGGATGATCTGATCCATGCGCTCGGCAGCGTCAACGGCGAAAACATGAGCCTTGGCCTTGCGGTCCCACTTACCGCCCGCAGCCTCCAGCACCTTGTTCGTGCGCGTGTAGAGGTTGCGGTCCAGCTGGCCATTCAGGGTGACGGCGCGAGCTTCAACAGTTGCGGCGCTCAGCACTGCCAGGACTTGGTTATCGATTCGCATGAGAACTCCAGAAAGAAAAAAAGCCCGCTCAAGGCGGGCCGGGTGATGTGTTCAGGCTCAGGGGCAGCCGCAGGGAGGGCTTTCGCCTTCTTCGAGGTGATCAGCTGCCGCGGCTGGCCAGGTATTCGCGCCAGGCAACCTTGTGGCTGCCGACCCAGAAGCCCCAGTCTTCGACGTAGCGCCAGGTGAAGAACAAGGTGAAGGCGCCGCCGTCGCTGACGCGCGCGATCCGGTGGAACTGGCCTGCGACGATTGGCGAGGTCTGGCCGGCGCGCATCACGCGCGTTTCCTGGGAATGGGTGCGGCGCTCTTCGACATACCAGCCCTTGAGAATGATCGTGCGGGCATCCCACGGGTGATCGTGTTCATGGTCGTCGTCATCTGGCTGGCAGATGTGGTGCACACGAACGCTCGGCAGCCACGGCCAGCGCGCCGGCGCGGTTCTGCCTTCCGGTGTCTTGCCGTAGGCGTTGAACAGCCACCAGCGATCCATGTAGAGGGTGTCGTTCCCGCGGCCCAGGATCGGGAAATAGGGCGTGCGCTGCGCGCGGCGGATGACCCAGCGGGCGACGGCGGGCCGGCTGAGCACGAAAGCGAGCAGCGTCCAAAGTGCGTTCTTGAGCATTGAATTTCCTTGTGTCGGTCAGCGCATGTGGAGTGCGCGTCGGTACTTGTCGACCACGCCCTGCTGCGATTCAAAAAGCGCCCGCAGCGCTTCTCGATCGGCCTTGGTGCCGGCAGACGGTGTGATGTGGATGCTGTTTCGGGCGGGCGCCGTATCGCGGGTGATCTGCGCGTGCTCATGGCGGGCAAACCGGACGGTTGCTGGCGCTGTGAAGGCGTTGAGGGGCTTGGTCACGGTGCTGCCTTCGGCGCCGCGGCGCGCGCAGCCTCTTCCTTGCGCATGTCGGTGCTCAGGCCTTCAGCCGTATAGGCCAGGCCGCGCGCTTGATGCAGGGCGGTCTCCAGAATGGCTTCAGCCGCGCGCTTGAGGTCACGCACTGCGTGGCGCTCTGGGTGTTCCATCCCCAGGCCTTCGCCCATGGCGCGCACCGCGGCGATCGCATCCACGGCTCTGTCAGCCAGGCTCAAGTGCTGCATTCAAGAGTCTCCTTGGTTGCCTCGCGAATGCGCTCGACCTCGAGTACAGCGGCTTTGCGCCATTCCTCTCCATGAACTGCCCACAAGGACAGCATCCAGTGCAGCACGGCGGCCTGCTCAGCTTCGGCGCGCGGCGCGATCGCCTGGCCAGCTGCGCGCAGGACCTGGGACAGGCGGATGGTCTGAAAGCACATGGTGCCCAGGATCTTTTCCAGTTCTGGCGTCATGGCGGGGAAAGCGCGCGCTGGCGCTGCTGGCTCGCAGATCTGGTGCAGGCGCGCCGGTGCAGTTGAATGGAAGTCGAGCGCAATGCGCGCCAGGTCGAGGGCCATGTCATCCATGGCGTGGCCGCCCATGCCAGTGCATGCATCGGGGTGGACGGCCAGGTACGCGCGGAAAGCCTTGACGGCTTCGCCGGCGGCGCGCGGCGTGGGTTGGGGTGTCGTGGTCATGCTGAATATTCCTGTTCTGCGATTTCGCAAAAGAAGCTGCAGGCGGGCAGTGCCTCATTGCGACGAATGGGGCCGGGCGGAAGGTCGCGCAGGGGGAATCGCTCACCGATGCGCGGGCCTGATCGATAGCGAAGAAACCAGGAACCGGGGCCGAGCTCGTCCTGCACCAGACAGATTTCCTCGAACTGTTCAGGGAAGTCTTCGCGGATTGCGCGCCAATACCCTTCACCGCCTTTGACGCAGCCGCGGCAGTTGGCGTTGTCGTAGCCCAGCTCGTACATCACGGGGAGCGCAATGCCGGCGCGCAGCACCATAGCCTTGCAGTCCTCCTTGCCAAGACCTGCTGTTACCAGCGGCGCTAGAGCAGGCTGGCCGGGGTTGTTCTCTTGCCAGTCTTCCCAGCGGCCCTGCTCTTCTGCAGTGAACCCGAACACGATCACGTCGCCCGGTTGTCGCCAGTTGTCGAGAAGTCGGCGCTTGAGCATCTTGGTGCACGGCGCGCCGCGGCGGCCTTTGATGAAGCGCTCGCGGCGAAACACCTGGATGATGTCGCCGCCATACTTTTCGTCGCGTAGCTGCACGATCTGACGGCCAAACCAGCCCTCGCAGTCAACAAGAAAGCGCCGGTTGTCCTCATGCTCCTGCTTGACGTAAGCGTTGATGATCTGCACGTCGCGCGTGCCGCTGTACTGGGCCAGGGCCAGCTTTGTGGCAACCGCCGAGGCGGCGCCACAGGAGAATTGGCAGACGATCCGAGGTGTCGTGCTCATGCTGGGTCCGTAGTTGCTGGCGCTGCTTGAGCACCAGGTGTTGCGAGCGCTGCGCGGCCTGCGGCCGTGGGCAGGTGATTGATGCCGGCCAGCATTCCCTTGCGGTGCAGGGCCTGGGCGGTGCTGAAAGGGCCGGAGGCGCGCGGCCGGGGCACGCCGTGCTCGAGCGGTCGGCCGGCGATGGCGTTGGCCAGCATTGCGCGCTGGGGGCGGGAGAGGGTGCGCTGGTTCATGCTGCTTACCTCATATGGCAGCCATGAGGGCCGTGATGATGTCCCGGGCCACCGGTGGGCAAACGGCGTTCCCTAACAGGTGGATGGCTTCGCGGCGCGTGTCGGGCAGCAGGTAATCAGCAGGGAAGCCCATTGCCGCGCGGCATTCGTCCGGGGTCAGCATCCGCATGCGCTCGCCGTCGATAACAGACCAGCGGTCAACAGTGGTGATGGTTCCGACCGGCCGATCGAGGCTGCGCCCGGTCTCGCCTGAGCCGCTGCCGTAGTACGGCGCCAGAAAGCGATCGCCAAACCTGTGCCGGCCGGCATCGATGCGCGCCAGCGTGCGCGGCGCGCGGCGCGGCTTGCAAATCGGGCTCCAAGACCCGACGCCGAAATCCACAAAGCTGCTGGCCGGCAAATGGGCGCGGCGCGTGAATGTCAGGGTGATGGGCGCCGCGCTGCGCGTGGCCACGATGTACATGCGCAGGCGGTGCTGGGGCACACCATGGTCGGCGGCGTCAGCGATGTGCGGCGCCAAGCTGTAGCCCAGAGCGGCCATGGCTGCGGCCCAGGCGGGATACAAGGCCCAGTCCAGAAATTCTGGAACGTTCTCGATGATCGCCGCCTGTGGCCGGTGAAACTCCAGTGCGCTGACTACCGCCCAGGCTGTGGACCGGCTCGCGTCGTGCTGCGGATGGCCATGGCTCTTGCCGCGCGCCGGGCTGTGCCCCTGGCAGCAAGGCGAGGCCAACAGGAGGTCATGCGCAGGCACGTTTGCCCAGTTGGCTTGGTGCAGGTCTTGGCAGAGGTGCAGCGTTTCAGGGTGGTTCCGGCTATGGGTGGCCACTGCCAGCGGCCAATGGTTCGCAGCCCAGAGCACAGGAACGCCTGCCATGGCCGCGCCCGTGCTGAAGCCGCCTGCGCCTGCAAAAAGGTCGATCGCTTTCATGCTGTCCTCAGAATTGAAAAAGCCCGCGTTGTGCGGGCTCTGGGTTGCGGATGGGTGCTGCGCGGCGTCGGGGCCGCGGCGTTGGTGGCGCTGCAGCTGCTTCAATGCGCTGGCGCTGGAGAGGTTCGTAGTCGGCATTGAGCTCGCAGCCCAGGTACTGGCGGCCGTGCTGCAGCGCGACGGCTGCGGTGGTGCCGCTGCCCATGAAGGGATCGAGCACGACGTCGCCGGGCCGGCTGCCGGCCAGGATGCAGGGCTCGATCAGCGCGGGCGGGAAGGTTGCGAAATGTGCGCCGGCGTAGGGGCGGGTGGCAACTGTCCAAACGCTACGGCGGTTGCGCATGTCGGTGACCGCGCGAAAAGCGTTCTGACCGGTGCTGGCCATGGATTCGGTCTTGCCGTTGAAGCCGCCGCGCTTCACGCTGGGCCGCAGGCGCCCCTGCAGCGGCTTGCCGGGCACAGGCCCACCTTTAGGCGGTGGGTTGAAGCTGCCCACGGCAGGCTCCCGCATTGCAAGGGTGTCGTAGAAATAGCGCGGGCCTTTCGTCAGCAGGAACAGGTATTCGTGTGCTTTGGTGCACCGATCCGTCACGCTTTCGGGCATGGGGTTCGGTTTGTGCCAGATGATGTCCTGGCGCAGATACCAGCCATCGGCGCGCAGCGCGAAGGCCAGCATCCAGGGTATGCCGATCAGGTCTTTGGGCTTCAGGCCGTCGCCGCGCGCCTTGCCGGTGTTGCTCGCCCGCTTGGGGTGATTCCGAATGCTGTTGCGGCTGATCGCGCCGGGCGTCTCGCGTTTGCCCTGAGCGCCCCAGCTGCCGGCGTAGCTGTCACCGATGTTGAGCCACAGCGTGCCATCTTCGGCCAGTACGTCGCGCACGCACCGGAAGACGTCGACCATGGCGGCGATGTATTCCGCTGGCGTCTGCTCCAGGCCCAGCTGTTCGGCATGGCCGTAATCGCGCAGTCCGTAGTAGGGCGGGCTGGTGACGCACATTTGCGCTTGCACACCATCCGCAGCCCAGCGCCGCATGGTGGCGCGGCAGTCTCCAAATTCGATAGTGTTCATTAGGCGCAAAAAAACCCGCTATTGCGGGCATGAAGATGAGCTTTGCAGCTATTAAATATTGAGACCCGCGTTCTTCGCGCAAATCAGAAACCGTTGGAAGTAAGTAATGGTGCTCATCCCTTTGCTGGACAAGGTGTCGGCAAAATGGGCTGGGTCAAGCGCCGCAGGGCTATTGAGCAAGCCATCGGCGGTTGCCCATGGAGCGTCATCGTCTGTGAAAGTGTCTTGGTACAGAGCGTTACGTCCCATGTAAAGCGCAGAAATCAAACGCCTTTGTGTGTCGCTATCGAGCCCTTCGAGGAAAACTTCGGCGTCACGGAGCGTGAAGGGCTGCTGACGGGTCGCGCATGCCTGAATAATCGGGATCAAATGCAAGGTGGTCTCCATTAACGATTTAAGGAATGAAAATTCAGATGAGCAAATGGAGCCACACTTAATCACTTCAATTAGCGTTATCCACTATTAGTCTTGCGTTGAAAAATTCTATGCCCGTTTGCGGTCTGCTCATCGGCGGGCGTGCTGGCGTTGTGGATGGTGATCGACGGGATGCCAGGGCAGTCCGTGGGGATGCGGTAGGTGGTGCCGCCGGCCCAGGTCTTGGCGGTGGCGGTACCGGGCAGGCCCGGCAGGTGCTCGAGGCCGCGGACGTGGAGCTCGGTATCGCGGAAGACCACGCCCAGGCGCTTGGCAATGCCTGCGACGGTGTCGGAGTGGAATCGTTTGGTGGCTTGCTTGAGGGTCATGCCCCAGCCGTACACCTGGAGGAAGCCTGCGAGGTCGTCGAATTTCATGCTGGGCGCCTGTGACATGGTGTGGCCCCTGCGCGAGGGCAGGGGCGAGTGGCTTAGCGGTTGACGGAGAAGGAGCCGATCAGGACATCAGGCGCGGCCGGCTGGCCTTCGTCTGCGGCGAAGCTGTGGCGAACCACGTGGGCAAATTCCTCGGCCATTTCCTCGTCGTGGATCTCTTGACCCAGGATGGCAAGAGAGAAGGTGGGCGCGCGCTCGCTGGTAATGATCGAGACGCGCACATAGAACTTGCGGGCCTGCAGTTCCTTGTAGGGCTGGATTTCCATCATCAGGTAGGCGGGCAGCACGGCGTCGGCGCGGCCGGTGCGCGCCTTCACGCTTTCCAGCTCGCTGCGCTCGGCAGACAGGGATTCCACGCTGGTCGTGGAATTGTTGATCTGCTCGATGCTCACGCTGCGCACTCCGGCCACGACATGCGCGATGTTCAGGACCTGGGAATCCGTGTCCAGCGGTTTGACCAGGTGTCGCCATTCTTCCAGCCACTCGGCCAGTTCTTTCTGGCTGCGATGGCGGCCCGTCAGCGTGCCCAGCGCGGCATACGGTGCGGTCTTGCGCAACGTGACCACCGCGGTGTTGTCGCCGTGGCCGGGCAGCGCGGCAGCGCCCTGATTCAAAACCGCCTTGGCGGCCATTGCGTCGGCGTTCACGTAGATGGTGCAGCCGTTTTCACGATGCTCGCCCACGTAGCGCGAGAAGTCGGCCACGTAGGGGGTGTTGAAGCTATTGCGCGCGCGGGTGCGCAGGGGCAGATATTGCTCCAGGTCGACCGTTTTGAAATCGGTGTGGAGGGTGGCCAGGGGTTTGCCATCGGTTAAGGCAAGCTGGAGAGCGCAATTGCTGGCGCTGGTGGCCTCGGCCTGGGTGAGTTGCTGGATGGCGGATTTGTCGAACATGGGAACCTTTGGAGAGAGAGAAACGAAAAAGCCCGCGCGGTGTTCGGCGGGCTCATGGGGTCAGCGCTTCAGTAGCTGGCGCTGGGCGGTTGGGTGTTGCCAGGGGGGAGCAGCGACATCTGGGCCTCGGGCATGATCGACAGCTTGCCGAACTTGCCCACATGCATGACGGTCTCGCGGGACACCTTCTCGCCCGCTTCGCCATCCATGGTGGGGCGCTGGAACTTGAGGGAATGTTTGATCGCCACCTGGTGGGTCTTCTTGATGCGCGAGAAGTCCAGTTCCAGGGTGATCTTTCCCTTGCGGTCGTGATCGATGACCGAACTGGCGACAGAGCCCAGCGCGCGGGCCAGCATCAGCAGGTACTGGCCGCCGTCGAACTCGCCCAGCACTTCAGCGGGTTCGTTGACGATGCTCGATCCGTTGGCGGCCGCGATGGCTGGGGTGACTCTTTCGCCCTCGGGCGCGTTGGCCGGCCTGCTGCCGGGCGGGGTGGTCATGGACATTGAATCTCCAAGTGGGAACAAAAAAATGCTCGCTGGGTGCGAGCTGGCGGTGCAGTTGCTCAAGGGATGAGCATCGGCGGTTGGGATATGGCGATGGAGAGCAGAAGGCCGGAGGCCATCAGGCCCAGCCACAAGAGGACGAAGAGCAGGGTTTTCAAGGCGACTCCTTGAGGCACTGCACGGTGGTCGCGTCCAGCCATTCGGCGTGCATGCCTGGGCAATGCCAGGCGCCGGCCGCGGCGCGCTTGATTTCCGCTGCTGTGATGCTGGCGCTGGCCGGCTGGGCCTCTGCGCTGCCGCAGCCGTACAACGACAGAACGGCCACAGCCAGCAGCGCCGCGCCGAGCCAGAACCCGGGGCGGTTCGGTACCGGAAAGCGCCGCGGCGCCGTGGTGAGCGTGGGGTCGAAGGGAAAGGCTTCGGCCATGCCGCGCGAGAACTTCGCGTCGGGATCTGGGTTGACGTCGGCAGGAAAGTGAATGCGGATGGCCATAGCGTTTCTCCAAAAAAACGCCCGCGAGGTGCGGGCTTAGATTGCGTCTGCGCTGCCTTGGGGCGGCGCGGGGTGTTGGTCGAGCAGCTGGCGGACCCGCTCGGGCGGGATGGGGAGCCCGTAGTCCTGGGCGGTGGTGCGCACGATGCGCTGGTGCTGTTCGATTGCGGGGTGGTGCTGGTCTGTCACGGAGTTGCGAATAAAGAGCCGCGTATTGCCCGGAAAGAGAAGGAGGGAGGGCAGAGAAGGCCGGGCGCGGCTGAAAACGAGAAAGCCCGCGACGGTGCGCGGGCTGGTTGATGAAGATGGCGGCAGGGCCCCTCATTGCCTTGCCTGACCAGTGCGGCGCAACGAGTGCGAGCTGGCTTGACCATCAGTGAAGCGGGCTGGATTCCAGCGCCGCTTGGGTGATGGCCCCGGGTATCCCGGGGGAAGAAGAAGACTTTCACGGTCTACGATTGAAGATTCATAAACACCAGCTGAAAGGAGCTGGCTATGAAAATTCTTTCGATCAACAGCGAGTTCACTGTCAGCGAGCATCAAATCGCGTTGAACGTGGACGAAGAGATAACACCCGAGCTCATTGCGCTGTTGCAGTACGGCAGCATGAAGTTCACTGCTAAAGGGACCGTGCTCGTGGTCCAAAAAACTGAGCACGTCGAAGCCTTCTCCCGCGGGTTTGTTGCAACCCTGCAGCGAAAGCTCGACGAAGCCCAGCTAGGGGTGAAAGACCAAGCCCGGCGAACCCAGCGGATGAAGGAATTGCTTGCCGAGAGCACGGGCCTGCCACTCGCTGGATGATGGCGCGGGCCGGGCCCGGCCAGGTGCGCTATGCCGGCGCACAGAACGCAGGGCGCGTCTTGAAAGGAGGGGCGGCTTTGTCATTCGGCAGGACAGACACCCATTTGCCCTTGGGCGTGACGATGATGTCGGTGATGATGCCCGCGTGAGGCGTCTTGGTGCGCACGGTGCGCGCAATCACGCTCTGGCCTTCTTTCAGTTTCGCCATGGTGTGCCCCTCCTGTGGGCGTTGTTGATGGAAAAGAATAACGTCCTCGGGCGTGGGCGTTTGGAGAGCAGCGTCGGGAAACTGACGCCCGCCCCACCTTAAGTACGATGAGAGCTCCTACACCACTCATCAACTCAAGGAGGGCGGGCGTGAAATCGTTTGCTGTCAAATTTGTGTATCTGTCACCGTCGGTTCTCGTGGAGCCGGCGTGGCGTCATCTGCACCGGTTTTTGCACCCAGGGAGCCGCGACCTTGATCAACAAGCGCTGATTGTCGGCAGAGATCTGGACATTCATTGGCATCCCTACCTGTCCATCCAAGCCCGGGATTGGGAAAGCACGGGAACTCGTTCCGTGCTGATTCGTCATGACATCGTTGCATCGATACTTGAGATAACGAGCCAGACCAGCCAATTTGGGTTTGTGGATCTGTCGGACGTCCGCGAACAATTAGAGGATCAGAGGGCATAGCGTTCTCCTTGAAAACCGAAGCGCTCTCGGTGTGAAAGCGCTTTGGTTTGCGCCGGAATTCAAGCCGGCATAGCACTTTGTTTTTCTTGGCACGCCTTCGCCTCACCCCGTTTCAACCCAGGGACGGTTCGCAGGCGCCGGGGGCCACAGGTGCCACCCCCACATCTCGTTCGCGTTGCCGATCCCCTCCGGGGGCAGAGCGCTACTAGCCTTTGCGTGCGTTGCCTGTTGAGCCTGTGGGTGGTCCCATCTGTTTTTGCCGCAGCCGACATGTCGCTGCTGCCTTGTGTTTACCCAGCCGTGCGTGCTGCAAGAGCTTGGGGTGGTCGTTCGATGCCGTGCCCCCTAATCGCTTCAGCCCGACAAGCTGCCGGGTGAGGTGATGAGGCATTGTAAACACGTTTACATTAATTAGGCGTCTTTTTTGTAGATGAGTTTACAAAATTAGATTTTTCTTTGTCGAGTAAATTCTTCTTGTGGTCGACGTTTGGTCAAGGCTATGATCTGGACATGTATAGAAACACAGTACTTCCAGGCGAAGCTGATGAGTGCACGCTTGTCAGGGTGAGAAGTGCGTGGGAAGAAGAGGCGGGGGTAGATGGATGTATGCGCGAGCTGACGCGCCAAGGCGTGAAAGCCTTGATTTTCCCAAACGAGGAGATGCTTAGGGTTTGGCGGCTACGTCTTGCAGCACTTGCATGATGGCGGTGCTGGCTGCATTGAATGCTTTTGCGCGGCTCAGCTTGTCGGACTGAGGGATCATGTCGAATAGCACAGCCAGCTCTATGGCGGCAGGTGTTAGCTCTGAGGGAGCATTGATCGCAGGCGGCTGATCCATCTCACCTTCACCGGTCAGAAGCCACCTGGAATTCACCTTTAGGTAGGCCGCAACTTTCTCATGCGCCTCAGTGCGCAGCTTTTGGTCGCGACCCTTGGCGTTGGTCAGAACCATGCCGATGTTCTGGACGGATGTGCCAGCCGCTTTCGCGACGTCTTTGCGCTCAACGTCGCGACCGAGCGCTGCCGAGCGTTTCTGCATAGCCTGAAGTAGGCGTTCACCGTATAGCATGCCGCACCTTAATCCCGGGTGTGTAAATTTGGTTTCGGCATTACTTGTAAACATGTTTACAATGAATCATGAAAAAAGATCGTGCTATCGAGCTGTTAGGCGGGACTCCCAAGAAGGCTGCTGAAGCTATGGGATACCGCGCAGTGCAAACCATTTACCTGTGGCCCGATGACCTACCTCAGGCAACTGCCGACCGGGTGATGGGTGTTGTTGGGCGGATCGCGAAGGCTGCCAAGCGACGCCAGCCCATCCAGGAGGTCACCCATGGCTGACCCCTCCAGCAAGTTGTCCCATACCGAAGAGGTCATAGCAACTCGCGTGCTCGACGCGCTGCTCGGGCTGAACGCTGAGCAGGTTGAGCGCGTTCTGGCCCATGTCCAGCGCCAGCTGGCGCCGGATGACGACATGCCCATGTTCGCCCGCGGCATCGCTGGCCCGTTGGGCAAGCTGAGCTGTGACGAGAAGACCAAGATCGACGAGATCACGCGGGATCTGTGGCTGCAGCTCTGTGCCTCCCGTGGCCAGGCCCGGGCGGACATGCTGCGCGACTGCATCTACCTCTTGGTGCACGGCAAGACCTATCGACAGATGGTGGTGGAGAAGATCAACCATGACGCCAACTGTATCGACGGGCTGGCGCGGCTCATAGGTCCGTTTGGGGCCCCCGAATTCGGAGGCGTTCGCCAATGAGCAGTCTCCTGTTCGACAAAGACGACATCCTGCTGGTCAACCGGCGACTGGCCGCGATCGTCGGGCTGAACGAAGCGATCGTGCTGCAGCAGATCGACTACTGGGTGAAGAAGAAGCGTGGCGGGGTCGAGCACCAGGGATGCCGGTGGGTCTTCAACTCGCTGGACAGCTGGCACGCGCAGTTCCCGTTCTGGTCCAAGGACACCGTGAAGCGTGCCCTGGCCGCGCTCAAGGCCCGGGGTTTGATCCGCGTGCAAAAGCTGGCGGAGGCGGCCCGCGACCAGACCAACTATTACACCGTTGACTACAAGGCGGTCACGCTGCTCGAAGCGAGCAATTTGCACCCGTCCATTGGTGCAAATTGCACCGATGGAGAGGGGCAAGATGCACCGATGGGGAAGGGCAATTTGCACCAATCGGAAGGTGCAGATTGCACCGATGCTAATAGAACAAAGACTACTTCAAAGACTACAACAGATATCGTTGCGACCCCCGCCCGTAAACGGGCGACGGTCGTTCCCAAGAAGTCGGCTAAGCCCAAACGGGCGCCTAAGCCCAAGCCTGAGCCGAAGGAAGATGAGGACCCGCTACCGCCGATGGTCATCACGGCAGCCAACGGGACCATCTACGAAATCCCCGGCGATCTGCGCTACCCGAAGGAAGGCAGCAAAACGCACAGGACGTGGGTTGCCTATGCGATCGTGTACCACCGTCGGTACAAGGTCTGGCCCATCTGGAATGGCCAGGTGGGCGGGCAGATTTCCAATTTCATCGAGTTGGTGGGCGAAGGGCGGGCGCCGGCGATCGCATGGCACTACGTGCGCCATGTGGAAGAGGACTTTGTCGTCAAGCTGATGCATCCGGTGAAGCTGCTGAAGTCGGATGCGCAGAAGTGGGCGACTCAGTGCGAGAACGGCGCGAATGGCGAAACAGCACGCGGCAACCAGGTCGACCAGAACACGCCGGTCGAGACCTACGCCCAGCGCGCCGCGCGCCAGCGGGTCGAGGAAGTCACGCCGCTGGCAGCCCGCAAGGTGCCGGGCGCGCCGAATCCGATCGAGCGCTTAAGCGCGCTGATGCAAAGCGGTCAGGTGAAGCTGGGCGCTGTGGCCGCTCCGGTTGTGGGTGAAGGAGATGAGCATGCACCCCGCTGATACGCCGCTGACGTTCGACGGGCTGATCGAGCTGGTCTTCACGAAGCTGCAGGTGCGCTATGGCGCCGCCTGGCTGCGGCAGTGGGAGGGCGTGGACATGCAGATGGTCAAGAGCGACTGGATGGATGAGCTGGCCGGCTTCGAGCGCAATCCGGCGCCGCTGCTGCACGCACTGACCATCCTGCCCGAGCGCGCTCCCAACGTGAAGCAGTTCCGCAACCTGGCCAACCAGGCGCCGCTGCCGGTGGCACCGCGGCTGGCGCGTCCCGCGGCGGATCAGGCGGTGGTCGCACGCTCGAAGGCCAAGTTGGCCGGTATCAAGGAAGCGATGGCAGAGGGCGCAGCCGATCCCCTGCGGCCGTGGCTGGCGCTGAAAGCCCGGCACGAAGCTGGCGAGCGCCTGACCCCATTCCAGATTGACGGCTACCGGCAAGTGCTGGCGCGCAAGGGGACGCTGGAATGAGGACTATTGAAGAAATCAAGGGCCGGTGCTTCATCACCGAGGACGGGCATTGGCTGTGGCGCGGCGCGCTGCGGCCCGATGGCAGGGCGAATATCTACGCTCCCGACTACACCCGGCACAGCGGGGGAATGCAGACGCAGATCGGCCCTCGTGCCGTCTGGCACTGCGCTCACCGCAAGGCTGTGCCGGATGGTCACCGCGTGATTGGCACCTGCACGTTCAAAGCCTGTTGCAATCCCCGGTGCGTCAAAAGCATCACGGAAGCTGACTATGGCGAGCGAGTGCGCAAGACGGGCGTGCACAAGGGCAAGGCCACGCGGATATTGGCAAATCGCGCCATCGGTCGCAAGCGCTCGGTGTTCACGGCCGAGAGCATTGCCTATGTGCAGTCGAGCACGAAGACAGGCTTGGAGCTGGCGGCCGAGCTTGGCGTCAGCAAGTCTTCGATCACCAAGGCACGGCGCGGCCAACTTGTGGTGTTCGCGGGCGGTTCAGTGGCGGGCATGTTCTCGGGTTTGATGCAGCGGGGTGCCGCATGAGCTTGATTCTCGGCATAGACCCCGGGTCGCACACCGGCGTGGCCATCTACGTGGACGGCAAGCTCACGGAACTAAAAACTATTGAGCCCCATGAGATTGAGCGCTTGCTCAAAGGCTGCGCGCCGGCGCGCGTGGTGTTCGAGGACAGCCGCTTGCAATCGCATACCTGGACAACGGCGACCAAGCCCGCAGTGGCCGGGAAGATGGGGCGCAATGTCGGTGAGATCGACGCCTGGTGCCGGAACATGACCGCTTTTTGCGCCGAACTAGGTATTCCTGCCCACGGCATCAGCCCAGCAGGCAAGGGCAAGAAGCTGAACGCCCAGCAGTTCGCCAGCGTCACTGGCTGGCTGCAGCGCAGCAACGAGCACGAGCGCGACGCCGCCATGGTGGCCTGGAAGTACCGGGGGGCGCGCAAATGAAGGAACTCCGTTTGCAGATGGTCTGGGAGAGCCGGGAGCAGGCTGCCCAGAGCATGCTGGCGCTGGCATCCCCCTGGTGCTTGGAGCGCTTCGCTGAAGGTCGGGCGGTCGAGGTTGAATTCAGGTTACATGAAGATGCCAAGAGCGATCGCCAGCGCAAGTATTACCACGGCATCCTGCTGATGGCCATTGCTCATCAAGCGCGGCCCAATGGCTCGCAGCACGACATGAAGACCTGGAAGGAGTACTTCCGGGACACCTACCTGGGCGAGAAGGCAGTCACCACGGTCAATCCGGTGACCGGTGAGATCAGCGTGCACCAGCACCGCGTCAGCACCGAAGAACTGGGCATCCGGGCCTACTCGAACCTGATTGATCGGGTTTCGGCGTTTGCTGCAGAGATGGGAGTGCAGATCCCCATGAAATTCGAGGAGTGGGAGCGCACCGAGTACGACCCTGACACTGGCGAGTTCACGGCCAACCGTGCACCAGCACCGGCGGGCAATGGTCAGCGCGCCACTGCGCGCCGTCGCGGGAGGGCCTGCGCATGATGAAGCAAACCTATTTCCGCATGGTGCGCACCCCTGACGGCCGGTACCGGGTCTGGTGGGAAACGGAAAACCGATGCTGCCGGATGGTTCAGACCGGCTGGCTGTTGATCTGCGTGATGGACGACCACGGGTTTCTCGTGACTGTTGATCAGGAGCCGCCCGAATGGTCATGAAGCGCACGCCCTTCAAGTCCACCGGCTTCGGCCGAGCGCGCCCAGCTGGCGCTGCAAGCCTTGATCAAGCGGGCCGTGAGCAGCGCCTCGCGGAGCGCGCGGCCCGCGCCTGCAGCGCTGTGACGGCGCGCGCATCGAACACGGGCCCGGCCACGACCTCGGCCGCGCCCAAGGCAGAGAAGCCCGCGCGCAGCGAGCCGTATCGCCGCCTGGTGGCCGCGCGCGCGTGCATCAGCTGCAACATCGAGGGCTACAGCCAGCATGCCCATGAGAACGAAGACAAGGGCACGGGCTTGAAGGTGGACGACCGCCGCGCAATGCCGCTGTGCTGCACGCGGCCGGGCATTGAGGGATGCCACGTAGCGTTCGACCAGGGCAGGCTGCTGCCGGGCGGGCGTGACGCCCACCGCGCCGCCGGCAAGTCCTGGGCGGCGCAGACCCGCGCCGCAATACTTGAATCTGGCCAATGGCCCAAGCGTTTGCCCATATGGGCGCCTGAAGCGTGACGAACTGAATTCCCGATGAACGAGAGCACAACGACCATGACGCCACGTAGCTTCGATGCCATTTATGAACTACCAGCCGCGCGCCAGCCAGCGCCAGCTATTTCTGGGGAGCTTTGATGTGCACGTCAGGCATGAATGGCCCCCTAGGGTGGATGGTGGGGCAGTTGGAGGGGCGCGCCGAGCCAGAACGGCCGCGCAACCACAATCCCCGACCTGCCGGCGTCATCCGGCCGGGCAGCGGCACCGATGTATTGCTGCGTTTCCTGACGCGCGACCCCAAACGGTGGTTCTTCCATCCAGAGCTTGTCCTGGCACTGGGGCGGTCCAAGGGGGAAATCGATTGGGCGCTGCAGTACTTGGCCGGGCAGGGCCTCATCAAGGCCGAGTGCGCGGAATTTCCCGGGCGCAAGGCTGTGCTGCGGTACCAGCTGAAAAGAGATGAAGGCCCGGGCCCGCAGGCCTGAACCTCTACGCGTATGCAAGGCCCCGTGCGCAACAGCGCCGGGGCTTCTTCTTTTGCCGACCGCCAGCGTGCCAAGCCTGACAAGTTGGCGGGATGACGAAACAATCCCCAAAGCCGGCCAAGGCCAAGACCACGGCGGGGCCAGGACGCGGCAGCAAGCCCGCGCGCAGGGCCGCAGCGAAGCCGCGCGCGCCGCAGGGCCGCTTCACGCAAAGGGTGTGCGACACCATCTGTGAGCGTATTGCGACGGGCAACAGCTTGCGGTCCATCTGCGAAGCCGTAGGCATGCCCTCTGTCACCACGGTACTGCGATGGCTGGCAGATGAAACCAAGTCCGATTTTCGTGGGCAATACGCGCGTGCGCGCGAGGCACAGGCCGACTGGATGGCCGAAGACATTCTGGCCATAGCTGACGAAGAGTGCACCATGGTCAGGGCCGACAAGCATGGCTCCCATGACGATGGCGGTGGCCAGACCGAAGTGGTGTTCGACCCTACCGCAGTAGCGCGCAACCGTCTGCGCGTTGATGCGCGCAAGTGGCTGGCAGCCAAGATGGCGCCCAAGAAATACGGAGACAAGATCGAAGCGATCCACACAGGTGCTGGTGGTGGCGCTATACAGGTTCAGAGCACTGTCACGTTTGTTCGCCCGCCCGCGCGCCCCGAGGAAGACTGAGTGCTGACGCTGAATCTGAGCCTGCCTGAGAAGCTGGCACCGCTTTACGACCCGCGGCGGTACAAGGTGATGCACGGCGGGCGCGGCGGCGGCAAGTCCCACGGCGTGGCCGAAGTGCTGCTGGACCAGGGCGCGCGCGCTCCGCTGCGCATCCTGTGCGCGCGCGAGATTCAGAAGTCCATGCGCGACTCTGTGCACCGGCTGCTCAAAGACAAGATCGTCAAGCTGGGGCTTACCGGCTTCTACGAGGTGCTGGACACGGAGATTCGCGGCGCCAACGGCACGCTGATTCTGTTCGCGGGCCTGCAGAGCCACACTGTGGACTCCATCAAGTCGTTTGAGGGCGTGGACCGCGTGTGGGTCGAAGAAGCGCACGGCGTCAGCAAAAAGAGCTGGGACGTGCTGGTGCCCACCATCCGCAAGGAGGGCAGCGAAATCTGGATGACACTGAATCCAGATATGGAGACGGACGAGACATACAGCCGCTTCATCGCCACGCCAAGCTCTGACACCTGGGTGTGCGCCATCAACTGGCGGGACAACCCCTGGTTCCCCAATGTGCTGGAGTTGGAGCGGCGCAAGTACAAGCTCACGAACCCCGATGACTACGACAACATCTGGGAGGGCAAGCCCAAGCGCACCGTGGCAGGTGCCATCTATGCCAAGGAGGTCGAGCGCATCTACAGCGACGGCCGCGTGTGCCGCGTCAATTACAACCCCAAGCTGCCTGTGCACACGGTGTGGGACTTGGGCTGGGCCGACAACATGGCCATTGCCTTTGTACAGCGCACGTCGCTGGACTTCCGCGTCATTGACTTCATCCAGGACAACCAGCGCACGCTGGAGGACTACGTGCAGCAGATGGAGAAGCTGCCCTACCGCTGGGGCACAGACTTCCTGCCGCACGACGGCGCGCACGGCGACTTCAAGACTGGGCAGACGGCGGCGCAGATCCTGGAAGACATGGGCCGTGAGGTTGAGGTGCTGGACCGCTTCGGGCTCGAGGCCGGCATTCGTCTGGCGCGCGGCATCTTCTCTCAGGGCTACCTCGACGAGAAGAAGTGCGCGCGCCTGCTGGAGTGCCTGAAACGCTACAAACGCACCATCGACCCGCGCACTATGGAGCCTGGCGCGCCCCTGCACGATGAATACAGCCATGGCGCAGACGTGTGGCGCTACCTGGGCATGGCCTTGCCGCGAATGGACAACGATGCGCAGGGCCAGAGCGGCAGCCAGGTGAAGCGCAGGGGCTCCAGCATGGCGCGCTGATCCGTACCAAGCCTGCCAATCTGGCCGGCATGCCTGCATGTATCGACCTGCGCAAAGCGCACCTTCACCGCCAGCACGGGGACTTGCTGGCCATCTACACCTGGATCAACGGCGAGCGCGCCCTGGTGCTGCTACCCGCGTACCGCAAGGGTGCGCCGTGGTACGTCGTCATGGAGAGCGCGGCCTACAAGTACGACGACACCGCCTATATGGCGCGCCAGTGCGTTACCGCCTGCGAGGTCCTGGGCATTGCGCCATCGCGCGCCAACTGGGTGCGCGTGGCCACGATCATCCACGAGGGCTATCCCGACCTGTACCGCATGCCCAGCGAGCCCGACTACGGCGCCAAGGGCCGCGAGTTCGGCCAGATGAAGATCATGGCCGACGGCAAGGAAATCGCCCGGGAAGCCCTGACGATCGAGAACAAGGGAGCGGAGTATGTCCCTGCTTGATCCGCGCATCAACCGTAACTCGGCCCCTGGCGACAACATCGTGGGCTTTGACGCCGGCGACGAGGACCATCGGGACGCGGTGCCCGTGCACAAGCTGGACCAGGACCCAGCGCGCGCGGTCCTGAAGAAGTGCCTGGGCTGGTACTACCGCGAGCGCGAGATTCAAGCCGAGAACCGCCTGCAGATGGCGGTCGACGCCGACTTCTACGACGGCGACCAGTGGGACTTCGCAGACGCGGCCGTCCTCGAGGAGCGCGGCCAGATGCCTCTGGTGTTCAACGAAGTCGCGCCCATGGTGGACTGGCTGATCGGTACCGAGCGGCGCGCGCGCGTCGACTGGAAGGTGTTGCCGCGCACTGAGGATGATGTGGAGATGGCCGACGTCAAGACCAAGGTCCTGAAATACGCCACCGACATCAACCGCTCAGCGTTCAACCGGTCGCGCGCCTTCGCGGACGCGGTCAAGGTGGGTGTGGGCTGGGTGGACACCGGTGTGCGCAACGATCCGACCAAGGACATCATCTACGACAAGTACGAGGACTGGCGCAACGTTCTTCACGACAGCATGGCGGTCGAGCATGACCTGAGCGACGCGCGCTACATCTTCCGTTCCCGCTGGGTTGATGACGATGTGGCCTATGCCATGTACCCAGACCGGGACAGCGTGCTGCGCCGATCGGTGGAGCAGGACCGCGAATACAGCTCCCAGCAGTGGGGCGAGGACGAATTCAACGCTGACGGCTACACCAGCGCATCGCACATGAGCGAGTCGCGCGGCAGCCATGTGGCCGGCGGGCGCGGCAACATCGACACGGAGCCGCGGCGCCGCATTCGGCTCATCGAGTGCCAGTTCCGCATGCCCATCAAGGTGCGCGTGGTGACAGATGGTCCATTCAAGGGCTCGTTCGTAGAAGCGTGGGATCACGTGCTTATGGACGCCATTGGCCAGGCGGGAGGCTCGATAGTGGACCGCGTGGTGATGCGCATGCATGTGGCGGTTATGACAGAGGGCCACCTGCTGGCCCTCGGCCCCATGCCCATGCGTCACAACAGCTTCAGCCTGACGCCGGTATGGTGCTATCGCCGTGGGCGCGATCGCATGCCATACGGCGTGGTGCGCCGCGTGCGCGACCTGCAGATGGACCTGAACAAGCGCGCTAGCAAGGCGCTGTTCCTGCTGTCCACGAATCAGCTGCTGGTCGAGAAGGGCGCGGTGGACGACATCAACGAGGCGCGCGAGGAAGCCAGCCAGCCCGACGGCGTGATCGTCTACAAGGCCGGCAAGAAGCTGGAGATCCACCGAGACAGCGAGATGGCGGCTGGACAGGTGGAAATGATGACGCTGGATGCCCAGGGCATTCAGAAGTCGGTCGGCGTCAGCAATGAGAACCTGGGCCGCCAGACCAACGCCAGTAGTGGCGAGGCCATCAAGGCGCGCCAGATGCAGGGCAGCGTGGTGACCACTGAGCCCTTCGACAACCTGCGCTTCCTGGTGCAGACGCAGGGCGAGAAGCTCCTTTCGCTGATCGAGCAGTGGTACACCGAAGAGAAGGTGGTGCGCCTGTCGGGTCACAAGGGGCAACTCGACTGGGTAAAGATCAACCAGCCCGAGCAGCAGGCCGACGGCTCGGTGCGCTACCTCAACGACATCACGTCCAGCATGGCCGACTTCGTGGTCAGCGAGCAGGACTATGCCGGCACGCTGCGCCAGGTGATGTTCGACGCCATGACGCAGATGGCCGGCCGCATGCCGCCCGAAGTCGCGCTGCGCTTGCTCACCTTGGCGATGGAGTACTCGGACCTGCCGAACCATGACGCACTGGCAGACGAGATGCGCAAGCTGACAGGGGAGCGCGACCCGAACAAGCCCATGACGCCCGAGGAGCAGCAGCAGATCCAGCAGCAGATGCAGGCCCAGGCCGAAGCCCTGCAAATGCAGCAGGAGAGCGCCAAGCAGGCTCTGGCCGAGCAAATGGCCAAGGTGCGCGAGATCAACGCTCGCGCCGCGAAGCTGGAAGCCGAAGCCCTTGCCCTGCGCGGCGGCGGTGATTCCGAGCAGGCCCAGGCCCAGCAGATGGAGGGCGTAGCAGCCACGGTGCGCCGCGACGCCGACATGGAGCTGACGCGGGTGCAGCAGCAGCTGGCCAAAGCCCAAGCCGACCTGGCAAACCAAACCCTGAAGCTGACCAAAGACGCCGATGTGCGCCTGCAGGTCGCGCGCATTGAAGCGGACTCGCGCGAGCGGGTGGCCGAGATTACAGCGGCAAGCCGCGGGCGCCTGGATGCCATGAACCAGCGCATGGACCAGTTCAACCAGCCGGCGCAACAAAATGAAAATTGAAACGATTGAAGCCATCGCGACCGCGGGCAGCCGAACTACCGTGGGTGGCGCCACCATTGGCGCTATCGGCGCGTTCATCTCTTCCAACATGGTGGGGGTCGGTGGCCTGTTCATCGCGCTGCTGGGCGTGATCGTGAACGTGCACTTCCGGCGCAAGGCCGACAAGCGCATGCAGGTGGAGCACGACCTGCGCATGAAGGAGCGCATGTTGCGCATCGACTTGATGCGCGCCACTGGCAGGCCCCTGCTGACCCCGGAAGGCGATACCGACCTGGGCAAGCTGGAGACGATTGATGGCTGACATCCGTTCCAAGGTTCCCACCTGGTTGGCGGGTCGGCTTGTCGCGCTGGTGCTGCTCGCCAGCGGCGGCGGCGGCGGCGCGGTCTTGGTCCAGGACCAGGCGCTGCAGGTGAAGGAAGCCGAGCTGCAGCAGGCGCTGGCCGACGAGTACGTGCGCGCAGTCGCGGCAGACACAACCACCAGCCAGGCCGTCAAGGTCGCCATGGTGCTGGGCAGCTTCTACGAATCGAGCGGCAAGCACATCGGCACGCCCTATGTCGACAAGCTGGGCCGCGGACAACCCCTCACCGTGTGCAACGGCATCACCGGCGCCGGCGTCGCGGCCGGCCGCTGGTACGGGCCGGCCAACTGCTACCAGCTCGAGAAAGCGCGCTACCTGTCGGCCGAGCGTGCGGCGCCGCACCTGCTGGTGCACTGGCAGCTCTACGACCCTTTTGTGCAGGGCCAGTTCATCGACTTCCTGCACAACAAAGGGGAGGGCGCATTCACCACCAGCACCATGCGGCGCAAGGCCAACGCCGGCGACCTGGTGGGCGCGTGCCACGAGAACCCGCGCTGGAACAAGGGCACGGTGAATGGCGTGCGGCAGGTGCTGCCGGGCCTCCAGGGGCGCGGCGATGCCAATGACGAGATTTGCAGGCTTTGGAGGATGGCCCCATGAAGGCATTCTGCATTTTGATTGCGGCCGCGGCGCTTTCCGCGTGCACCGTGGTTCCAGTCGGCGCAGCGCGCCAGGCCTGCGATCTGCTGCAGATCGCTTCGGACGAGGCCGACCTCGCGCCAGGCTGGTATGTCGACGCCGGCGCGGTGCTGGCCAGCTGCGGCCGAGAGGGCGCCATTCCTGCTGCTGATCGCCGGGCGTGCTTCGCGTCATCCCGCAACGGCTACCGCGACAGCAAGGAATGCGAGGCCATGCCATGAAAGACAAGCTCCGCGCCTGGGTCCTGCAGGTGGCTGGTGTCCTTCTGTTCGTCGTGTGGGAAGCCGAAAAGCGGCTCCGCGGCAAATGGCGCCGCAGCGGTCTTCGCGCCTGGCTGTCGGGGCGCCGACCATGAGCCTGTCCACCGTCACCCACCTGGCCGCCGCCGGCGCCGCGGCCCTGGCCGTCTGGATCTTCCAAGACGCGCGCCTGGGCGCCGACCTGGCCGAGGCCAATCTGGCCGCCACGACCTACCAGCTCGATGTCAGCCAGGCCCAGCGCGCGGCCGATGCGCGCGTTGCGCTGGTTGGCCAGCAGATTTCCAGCGCATACCAAGGAGCCCTGAATGCAGCCATTACCAAGCAAGCCAGCCTGCAGGCTGCTGCTGATCGCGCTGGCCGTGAGCGTGACGGCCTGCGCAAGCAACTGTCCGATGCCGAGCAGCGACTTGCCGACGCTTCCCCAAGCGCCCTCATTGAGTACGCCTCAACCCTCAACCGCCTATTCGGACAGTGCAGCCAGCGATACACAGAACTGGCAGCGCGAGCAGATGGCCACGCAGCTGATGCAGCAACCTGCCGCGCGGCCTGGCCAGTGATTCCCACCACAACGAAGGAAACCCCGTGACCGCTCAACTCTACGAAGGCACCAAGCGCCTGACTGCGCAGCTCATGACCCGCGGCGAATACAACGCCTACCGCGGCTGGCAGTGTCCTGCCGACGAGAACCCAGCCGATGACGGCTACCTGGTCGAGTACCAGGACGGCGGCAAGGCCAACGATGCGCGCCATGCCGGTTATATCAGTTGGTCGCCTGCCGACGTGTTCGAGCGCAGCTACCAGCCGGTACCGGCGGGCATGACGTTCGGCCAAGCACTGATCGCCCTGCGCAGCGGCCAGCGCATCGCGCGCAGTGGCTGGAACGGCAAGGGCCTGTTCGTCTACCTGGTGCCTGCCGCCAGTTATCCGGTGCAGACCGGCGCGGCGAAGGCCCACTTTGGCGAAGGCGCCCTGGTCCCCTACAACCCCTATCTCGCCATCAAGAACGTGGACGAGACTGTCAGCACCTGGGTGCCGAGCGTGAACGACTGCCTTGCTGCTGACTGGCTCATCGTGGGCGAGGCCGTGCCCGGCAATCAGCAACTCGTGCTTGACGAAAAAATGGAGCTCGATCTGCGCATCAGCGCCTTGGATCCCTTCATCGATCGCAACCCGATATTCGCCAGCCTGCCAGTCGAAGAACAGGCCCGGCTGAAGCGCCAGCTCGATGTCATGCATGAGCTGTCCTCGATCCTGGGCGAACGCATCGCCAATTTCTAAGCCATCCGGCCCGCCCCGGCCGGCTGCCGGGCCATAGACAGGAATCACCATGAGCGATCAAGACATTGAACAGCAAATTCAGACCAAGGGCAAAACCGCTGCGCGCGTCACGCCCGCTGACCTGAAGGCGAACATCACGGCCGAGGTCTACTTCACGGGTCACGAGGCGGCCGAAGGCGCGCGCGCCGCGCACGGCGGCTATCCCTTCATCGTGCGCCACACCGACGCTGCCATCGAGCCTTCGCTACGCCTGATGACGTTCTGCGTGCTGATGCTGCGCAACGGATTCACCGTCACGGGCGAGAGCGCGTGCGCCAGCCCCGAGAACTTCGACGCCGAGATCGGCCGCCAGATCGCGCGCGAGAACGCGGTGCAGAAGGTCTGGCCCTTGATGGGCTACGAGCTGCGCACCAAGCTGGCCACCGCGTGATAAATGCGCATCGCGGGCTCGGCTCCGTACCAAGCCTGCAAGCATTACCTGATCAATAACTATGACGGGTGCACAAATGAGCGTTTCCGATGAAGACCGCCAGCGTCTGCTGAGCCCTGAAGAACTTCTGGCCTTGGAAGAGGACGACTACGACCCCGCCGAGGACAACGCCGCGGCGCTGGCCGAGATTGGCCGTGGCAACCTGGACACGGAGGACGACGACGACCCGGCCGACGGCGGCGCGGCACCGGCTGGCAAGCCTGCGGACACAGCAACGCCGGAAAAGCCGAGCACAACTGCACCCGCTGCAGCCCCAGCTGACGCGGCCGCTGGTGAAGCTGGTGCGGATGACCCAGCCGGTAAGCCGGCCGATGCTCCCACCCCTGGCCCCGAGCAGCGCCAGCCCACGGGCTACAAGGTCGAGCTTCCCGCGGACTTCGATGACCAGCTGAAGGCGAACAAGTCTTCGGTCAGCGAACTTCGCCAGAAGCTCAACGACGGCGAGCTTGACCAGGCCGAGCACGATGCTGCGCTGGACCAACTGCAGGACAAACGCGAAGAATTGCTCGAACTGCGTGCCCGCGCGCGTATCTCCGCCGAGATGCGCCAGCAGGCCGACAGCGACAACTGGATCGCCGCCATCAACACATTTGTGGCTGACGCGGGCACCAAGGCCGAACTGGGCATCGTCGACTACAAGAGCGACGCGGCCAAGCAGGCCGACCTGGATGCGTTCGTGAAGGTGCTCGCCAAGGCTCCGGGCAACGAGAACAAGTCAAGCCGCTGGTTCCTGGAAGAAGCGCACAAGCGTGTGGTGGCGCTCCATGGTGTCCCCACTACCAAGAAGCCGGCCGACGTTAAGCGCAAGCCAGACGTCACTGAAGTGGTGCAGAACCTGGCCGACGTGCCGGGCGGCGCGGGCGATGCGGACCCAGCAAGCAGCGAATTTGCCGAATTGGATCGACTCACGGGCGCGGCTTATGAGCGCGCGCTGGCCGCGCTCCCGCCCGAGAAGCGCACCAACTACCTGATGTCCGCCTGATGCCTGCTGCAACCACATCGCCATCGGTGCGTCGCATCCACATGGAGTTGCGCACTGGGGATGTGCTCGCCTTTCCGGGCGTGCGCATCCAACTTGAATACAAGAAGGGCCAAGTGGCCCGCATGGTTGTGTCTGCTGACGACGGCGTGCCCATCAAACGCATTCCGGCCCCGTCGCGGGCCGTGCCAAGCCTGCCAACCTAAGGCCTTCAATTCTTTTGCAACCGGGGCGCTGGAGTGCTCGCTACCTCACTAGGAGCAATCCATGGCAAAAACCGTTGTGGGCGTGAACAGCCCCCGTGCAGTCAAGCGCTTTTCTGGCGAACTGACGCTCGACGTGTCTCAGCAGTCCTACTTCGGCCGTAAATTCACGGCTGTCGGCACAGGCGCCAAGACACCTATCCAGACCCTGACGGATCTCGAATCCGAAGCGGGTGACCTGATCAGCTACGACCTGTTGGCTGAGCTGACCATGGCGCCTGTCGAAGGCGATGACACGCTGGAAGGCAAGGAAGAGGCGCAACGCTTCTTCACCGACCAGCTGTATATCGACCAAGCGCGCGGCGGCGTGAACACCGGCGGCCGTATGTCGCGCAAGCGCACGCTGCATGACCTGCGCATGCTGGCCAAGCGCCAGCAGGGCGAATGGTGGGGCCGCTTCCAGGACGAGCTCAACTTTTCCTACCTGTCGGGCTCGCGTGGCATCAACGAGAACTTCCTGCTTCCTCTCGGCTACACCGGCCGCGCTGGCAATCCGCTGACCGCGCCGACGGTGAACCACCATTTCTTCGGCGGCGACGCCACGGCCGTGTCCAACATCGACGTGACCGACAAGTTCTCGTTGGCCGTGGTGGGCGCGGCCAAGACCCGAGCCGATACCCAAGGTGGTGGTGCGACCAACATCCCAGTCATGAAGCCTTGCATCGTGGATGGCGAAGAAGTCTTCGTGATGGTGATGCACACCTGGCAGGAAGACGATCTGCGCAACACGACCACGCCAAACGACTGGGTGGATCTGCAAAAGGCTGCGGCCGGCGCCGCAGGCCTGAAGTCTCCGCTGTTCAAGCAGGCCCTGGGCATGCACCGCGGCGTGATTCTGCACAGCCACAAGAACGTGATTCGCCACAACGACCACGGCGCGGGCCAGAACGTGGCCACGGCGCGCGCGCTGTTCATGGGTGCGCAAGCGGGCGTGATCGCCTTCGGCTCGCCCGGTACCGGCATGCGCTATGGCTGGCACGAGGAAACCCGCGACAACGGTAACCAGGTGGTCATCACCACGTCCTCGATCTTTGGCGTGAAGAAGTCCACCTACAACTGGGGCGGCGTGACGCACGACCAGGGCGTCTACGCAGTCGACACGGCAGCAGCCCCCCGCTGAGCCGCGGCCATCCCAACCTTAAAAGGAGTCAGACATGGCTTTCAAACAAAAAAGCGCTGTGGCCGCTGGCCATCAGAACCCCCTCACACCTGGCGGTCCCGAGCTGGTGCGTGCGCGCTACGGCCAGACCTTGGCGGTAGTCGACCACACGATTGGCAACCGCGGCGTGATCGGTGTTCTGCCTGCGGGCACGCTGCCAGCGCATCTGTACATCCGTGTGCCCACTGCGCTGGGCGCGGGCTTCAAGGCTTCCATTGGCCTGGCTGCAGCCGACGGCGACATCAGCACCGCTGCTGACGATGGCGGCGCGGCATGGGTGGTCGATGACACCACGGGCGTGGCCGGCGGCTACATCCAGGTGGTGCCGGCAGCTTTCGCCAAGTTGGCGCCCAAGGACGTCGACCGCAACCTGGTGCTGAAGATCACGGCCGCGGGCACCGCCGCGGGCTTGTTCGCCGTCGACCTCGTCTACGCCAACGCCTGATTTTTGTGTGCGGCCCGGCAGGGTCTTATCCCCCGCGGGCTTGCCCTCGGGGGTTTTTTGAAACACGGAGAAGAATATGGAATTGTTTACCGCATTGCCCGCACGCAAAGACGGCACGCTGAAAGTCACTGTGCCCGATGGCACGGCCTATACGTTCAGAGGCGAGCCGCTTGGCTGCGTGGTGGAGGATGAAGACCACCAAGACCACCTGCAGGCCCTGGGCTTCATGAACGCCGACGACTTCGAGGCTGAGCAAGACTTCATCAAGCGCAATGCCGAGCGCGAGGCCAAGCGTTCCGCGCGCGGCCTTTCCCCCACTGGTGGTGCTTCCTCGCTCGCTCCCGACGATGACGATCCCGTGGACCTGGGTGACGGCCTGCCCCAAGAAGGCGGCACGCCTCCCACCGGCCGCGTGCGCCGCGCGCGCAAGTAAGGCGCGGCAATGGCTTCGTGGGATAACTGGATGCCCGAGCTGGTGCTGGCTGCCCCCACGGCGCCCGTACCGCTCATCCATCAGTGCCTGAACCGCGCGGCGCGAGCCTTCCTGCGCCCCACGCGGGCCTGGCAGGAATGGCTCGAGCCCGTGGACATCACGGGCGAGGCCTTCAAGGAATACACGTTTGAACTGCCGCAGGGTTCCGAGTTGCTGCGGTTGGAGCGGGCGACGATGGACGGGCGCACGCTCGAAGTCGCCAACGCGCGCGATCTGCCGGGCGATCCATCGCGGCACGCGCAGAAGGGGCGGGCCTACCTGGTGTCCACCGACCTGCGCAATTTCACCGTGGGTGCGCATAGCGCCGCCGGCGCAGTGCAGGTCTATGTCTCTCTGCTGCCAAGCCTGCGCAGCAACACCGTGCCCGACACCGTGGCTTCGCTCTATCACGAGGCAATCCGCGACGGCGCCAAGTCCGAGCTGCTGAACACCACGGGTACGGACTATTACCAGCCCGACCAGGCGGCGGTGGCCTTGGCATTTTTCCAGCGTTCGATCGATGACGCGACTGCCGACGTGTGGCGGTCGAACACCGGGCGCGTCTCTCGCGGGAGCATCAAATGGCTCTGACCATCACCCAGCTTATCAATGACGCGGCGCGGGATCTTCAGGACGCCACTCATATCCGCTGGACGCGCATCGAGCTGCTGGACTACTTCAATGCGGCGCAGCGCGCGTTCGCTGAATACCGGCCGGATCAGCTGGCGCAAGAGCGCGTCCTGCCGCTGGTAGCCGGCTGGCGGCAAGAGCTGCCGGCGGACGCACTGACGTTGATCGACATCACCAACAACGCGAACGCCATGGCGCGGCGCATCACGAAAACCGATCTACGCGTGTTGGACGCTGTGGCCGGCGCCTGGCGCTCGCAGTCGGCGGCGCTTGAGGTCCTGCATTTCATGCACGACATGCGGATGCCTCAGGAGTTTCTTGTCTACCCGCCTGTGCGCCTGGGTGTGAAGGTGCGCGCTGTGATCGCTGCGGCCGTGGTGGACCTGCCCAGCGAGGCCGCCACGCCCACGGTCGACGCGCGCTGGATGGATGCGCTGCGGCACTTCGTCCTGTTTCGCGCGTGGTCCAAGGATGCAGAGTTTGGCGGCAACCAGACCATGGCGGCCGCGCACCTTGAACTGTTCCACAACGCCCTGGGCGTGCAGTCGAAGGCAGCCAACGAAATGGCGCCGACAACGTGACAAGCCTGCCAATCTGCAGACAACAAATTTAACCCGGGGCGCTGGAGTGCTCGAAACCGAAAGGAAGCCTCATGGCTGGTTTCTCCACTTCTCTGGGCAACGCGATCATCAACGCCACGCTGCGCGGCCAATCCTTCCCTGCGATCCGCACCCCGTTCTTCGTGCTGTTCACCGCTGACCCCACCGACGCATTCACCGCAGGCACTGAGGTGAGCGCGGCCTGGTACCAGCGCGTGCCCACCGGCGCCTTCGCGGCGCCAGCCAATGCCGCCACCTACAACTCGGTGCGCGCCGAATTCCCGCCCGTCACCGGTGCGCAGGTCACCGTCACGCACATGGGCATCGTGGAAGGTGACTCCGCTGGTGACGCCACGGCCACACTCATGTATTCCGAGCCGCTGCCCGCCCCGCGCACGCTTCAGATCAACGACGTGTTCGTGGTCGACAGCCAGACGCTCACGGGCGACTTCACGCTGGCGCTGCTGTAAGCAAGGGGCGCGCGCGTGAACCGTGGGCAGATCAATGGCTTTGCGCTCAACGGGGCATCTGCGGACCCCGTGGTGCGCGTGCGCGTGGACGCCAAAGGTTACGCCAGGGTCAGAGCGCGCGGCCGGGTGCTGGCCTATGCGGTCGTGCATGCTGCGCCAGCAGCCAGCCTTGACGGTAGGTTGGGGCGGGTCGAGGCGCATCTCTCAGCGCAGTCGCTGGCGCGCGCCGCGGTGGACGGTGCGCTGGGCCGGGTAGACATCCGTTCGCTGTTGTCGGTCACCGGTCGCGTTGTCATCGACGTGATGCTGCCGGCCATTCGCGGCCGCGTGGGCGCCACGGCGCGGGCCAGCATTGGCGCGAAGCCGCACACCTTGGCGCGCAGCGGCGCCGCAGTTCAAGGCAAAGCCCAGTTTTCTCCCAAGACCTCGCTGCTGCGCCGTGGGCCTGTGCGGGCCAAGGGGCGCGCTGACATCGACGCGGACGGCGTGGTGTATGTCCGGCGCTGGCAGCGCGCGCCCGCAGAGGGCAAAGCACAGGCATTCATTGCCACAACCTCCCGGGTCGAAGCGCGCCTTGCCGCGTTGGTCCGCGCCCAGGCCAATGCGTCGGTGGGCTTCCATATGCAAGCGCGCGCGCCCGTGGCCTTCCAAGGCGTGGCCTTCATCGAAATCGATCCCGCCATCCACAAGCGCCTGCCGTTCGATGAGCCGGCGCCCGACTCGCGCACCTTCACCGTACCAGCAGGCATGACCACTTTCTATGTGACAGACCAGGGAACCAGCATGTTCAGAACAGCACCCATGCAGCCCGCCGACACCCAGGACTTCGATATTGAGTTTTCGGAGTGGTTTCCACCTGGTGACGAAATCGTTTCCGTCGAGCTCAAAGCGCAGCCCGCTATGCCCATGCCCCCCAGCTACGCCATCGAAGGCCAGCGGGTGAAGGTGTGGATCTACGCCGGCGGCATCAGCGGCCAGAAATACCAGATCAGCGTGACCGCGACAACAAACGACGGGCGCATCAAAGAGGTGGAGCTGATCGTGCCCATCAAGGAGGTTTGAAGTGCCCCAGCTTTTTCTGAATAATTTCCAGACGCAGTTCATCGCAAGCGTCAAAGCGGCGCCTGATTCCGCCAGCCCGGCGCTCGAGCTCGATTACGGTGTCCTGCGCGTGTCCGATGGCGCTGCGGGCTTGCTGCTGAACCCCGGCGCAGGCAATTGGTACGTGCTGACCGCATTCAAGCGGTCCGGGTCTGCGGAGTCCGACTACGAAGTGCTGCGCGTGACGGCAGTCGACAACGCAGTAATTGGCGAGTGCCGCTTGACCGTGCTGCGCGGCCAGGAGGGCACGACGCCCAAGAGCTACGTTGCGGGCGACCTCGTGGAATTGCGCCTGACCGCAGGGGGCATGGGCCAGTATGTGCAGACCGCAGACGCGCGGCTGACCAATCCGCGGGCACCCACTGGCGCTGCCGGCGGCGTGCTCTCGGGCTCTTATCCGAATCCCGGTTTCGCCCAGGCCATGGCCACTGCCGCCGATCTGAGCGGCAAGGTCGACAAGGTCGCGGGCAAGGGCCTCTCGGCCAACGACTACACCAACGCCGATTTGGCGAAGCTTGCCGGCATCGCGGAACAGGCCACCAAGAACGCAACCGATGCAGCGCTGCGCGACCGCGCGTCTCATACCGGTGCGCAGGCCATCGCCACGGTGACGGGGTTGCAGGCGGCCCTGGATGCCAAGGCGCCCGGCTCGCACGTCGGCTCCGGCGGCGCGGCGCATGCTGCAGCAACCAACGCCGCCGCCGGCTTCATGTCAGCAGCTGACAAGGTGAAGCTCGACAGCGTGGCAGCGTCCGCTACTGCCAACGCAACAGACGAGGTGTTGCGCACGCGTGCGAACCATACTGGCACCCAGGCTCTCGCAACGATCGATGGGTTGCAGTCAGCGCTGGACCAAAAGGTAGACGTTGTGGCAGGGAAAGGCCTTTCGTCTGCCGATTTCACCGCCGCTGAAAAAACCAAGCTAAGCGGCATCGCTGCTGGAGCTCAGGTCAACGTTGCAACCAATCTGAGCGTGACCGGCCGGGCAGCCACCACTTTCAATGTGGCCAGTTCGACAGGGGCCGCTGCAGCGCTTCCGGCAGCGACGACAGCGCTTGCAGGCTTGCTGCAATCCACTGACAAGGCAAAGCTCGACGCTATCGCGGCTGGTGCTACTGCCAACTCGACGGACGCATCGTTGCGCGCGCGCGCCAATCACACAGGCACGCAAGCTATATCCACGGTCGCTGATCTTCAAGCAACTCTTGATGGCAAGCAAGCCGCGCTCGCAAGCGGCGTCAATATCAAGACAGTAAACGGCCAGTCGCTGCTGGGCTCTGGCGATATCGTTGTCTCCGCAAATCCTGACCTTGTGCGTAGGCCCACGAATGTGGCACCTGCCCAAGGCGTGACCGGTGTACTAGAAACTCCAATATTTGATGGAGGGGTTTATTATTCGTTGTACGGAATTCCGATGGGTGGAAGTAATTGGCAGGTTTCCACTAGCGCCAATTTCGACGCAACCGTTGTCGATTGGTTTTTGACGAATTCTGAAACGACATTTAAGCCGCCAGAGGGTGTGCTAAATATTAGTGTTCAATATTATTGGAGGGTGCGCTACAAAGATATTGATGGGGTGTGGTCACCGTGGTCTGCGGTTACGTCGTTTACGACAGCTGCATTTTTTATTTCCTATATTCCTACGCCGGCTCCAACGCCGTCGGCCTTTGGCGAACCATTTCAGGCAGGTTTTTATGCAGGAATGATATGGAATGAGGTTGTGCAATCATCTACTTCCTTTCTAATTGGAATAGGCGAAAAGGTGTTTGCAGTACCCAATATGCAGGGCGCCTCAATTGTTTACGGCGGACAGACCCTTGAAATCAGAAGCCGCGCGAACCCGGCAAATAAGATGATCGGGGTGGTTACTGATGCGCGTGGAAGCGCTTTGACAATCAACGTCACAAGCGTTACTGGATCTGGAACATTCTCTGACTGGTCAATCATGGCCTCTTACAGAATTATATTGGCCCCGAAGGCAAGCGGTGAACTCGTTGGTGTCGTGGGAAAGAATGCCAATACGGCCGCTCCAGCAGCTTGTACCACGCTGTCCGAAGGAAGAAAAGCGACAGCCGCGATGGTTGCCGCTGATTCTGCCACCGTGTACCCAGCCGCTCACTTTTGCAACAACCTTAGCATTGGTGGATACAGCGATTGGTACTGGCCTGCGCGAGATGAGTTAGAGCTGGTATGGAGAAATCTCAAGATGAACACGGCAGGTAATAACAACTCTGGAAGAAGTCCGGCTAATGGTCAATATCTGAATCTTGGCAGCTTCGATGATGCTGTAACGGGAAGCGGGGCCAATCGAAATAGCAACCCTGCAGGCGCGTTGTATACCGCATCACTTCCTACGCAAACCGCAGCAACAATTTTCAGGGTTGGCGGTCCTGAAGTGATGACTGCTGCATATTACTGGAGCAGCAGTCAATACAATAACATTTTCCAATGGATTCAAGGATTCTTTCTTGCCAATGGCGGTGCACAGAATGCGGTAAATAAAAACGAGGGAGCTTCTACATACGCCGTTCGCGCCGTGCGCCGGAGTATTATCTAAAGGAGGGTTATGAAGTTTATTAAATTTACCCACGTTGATTCGGTGACCGGCCTGAGTGTTGAAAGGGAACCGGCCGCGAACGGCCCGGTCTTCCCTGAGGTCAAAGGTTTGGTGTTTAGCTGGGCGCGCGAAAGCCTCTATCCAACCTCTGTGCCGCAGTTCTTCGGCACCTGCCCGGACGACAGCAATAGTACGGTGGAAGGCGTTTTAGGAGTCTTCAGCGAAGGTGATTGGAACGGCATGTGGCAGGACGAGCTGTACGCTCGCGAAGTGCACACGCTTCAGGCGCAGCGTCTCACACGACTGGCGTTTCGCAATCGGTTCACGCAGGCTGAGAAAGTGGCGCTGGAAATTGCCGCGCTGGATGACGTGAGCGCACCCATGACCCAGCGCCAGCACTCTGCTGCGCTTCGCGCCCGACTTGCCGATCTGGCGGCATCGACCTTTGTGGATCTGGGGCATGCTGACACCAGAGCCGGCGTGCAATCGCTGGAGGACAGCGGATTGCTCGGGGCCGGGCGGGCCGCTGAAATTTTGGATTCCCCTGTTCTCGCCGCAGAGCGCTGAACACGGGCCTGCAGCGCCAGCAGGGGCGTGCCAAGCCTGCCAGATTGGCAGGCTATGACGACATACCGGCTCAATGCGTTTGCAGGCGAGGCGCCAAGCGTCTCCGACCGCTCCCTTGGCGCGAGCTTCGCGCGCCGAAATGAAAACCTGTTCCTGCCCAGCGGCGAGTTCTGGCCACTGGCCGTCGATCGCCGCCACTCGGCCTGCGTCGCCGGCGCTAAAACCTTGCACCGCTTCAACCGCGACACCACGGGCGCGGTGATTCAGAACCCTGATGCGCTGATTCGCTCCTACGCGCAGGAGCTTTCATTCGTCAAAGGGCAGATCAATGACGAAGCGACAGAGCGCACCTATCGCACAACCAACGACGGAAGCGAACGGCCGCGCGCCTTGGACATTCGCGGTAACGATAGGCTGCTTGGCGTGCCGCGGCCCGTGAAGCCGACCGTGACGCTGCAGGTGGTCGATGAGTTCACGGCCGAAGAAGCGGACACCTGGCTTTATGGCGACTTCGCAGAGATGGTGCGCCGGGACTTGCTTGCCACGGTGATCCAGCATGCGGCCAATCCGCAGGCCATCCGTTGGGATGCTTTGGGGAAGTCATATGCCGGGCCGACTTCCAACTATGGCTTGGCGCTGTCCACCGCCGCCGGCGCGGGCGCAGGCGCGGCCCCGGACAATCTCTATGCGCTGATTACCGAAGCGCGCGCTACCGCCACGGAAATGGATATGACCCGCTTGGGCGCGAGCAAGACCAGTGGAGGTTGGGCCGTGCCCGTGGCGGCAATGCCGTTCAGCTACCAGTTTCGGCGCGCCGATCTGATAGAGGCGCTGCAGTTGCACGAACTGCCGGCGACGGCAGGCGCGCGCGCGGGGGAAACCGTGCTGACCGCTGACCAGGCAGACAAGCTGGCCGACCTGGTCGTGGCCGCAACGGCACCGGGCACCGAGTGCGCGAACTGGCGCAGCGAACTGGATCGGCTCGTCAAGGAATTCGCGGCGCTGGCGCTGAGTAAGTCCTGGGTTACGCCGGGCGCGGCGCCCGTCAAGCCGACGGCTCCGACCGAAGGGCAGTGGGTCGGGGGCGGCGGTGATGGAGATTCCGTCTACGAGAACCCCGTGTGGACGCAGTATCAGGCCGCATTGGAGGCCTATTTCATTGCGCTCGACAAGTACACGGAAGGCAAGAGTGCCGCTACCTCCCAGGCCGACAGCATGAATTCACGAATGATCGAAATTCAGCAGCGCTGCGCGTCGCTGGTTTCGAGCATCCAGGGCCAGCTGAGCAAGCAATACGTGGCGGCGACAGGATCGCCCGACATGGTGGGCACTTGGTTGGACAAGCTGGGCGGCGTGGTCTCCCTGGCCGGGGAGACTGTTGAGCGCGTGGTGGATTCCCGCTTTTACGTGGCAGCCCTGGTCACGGACTGGGGCGAAGAGTCCGAACCGTCGCCGTTGTCGGACATGCTCGAGGCGGACGCGAACGACGCCGTGCTGGTGGCGCGGCCGGCGCTGATGACCGGTGAGAGCTACGCGGCGCGCAGCATCGTGAAGTGGCGGCTGTACCGTAGCAATACATCGAGCACGGCTGCAGCTTGGCAGCTGGTGCAAGAGATGCAAATCACGGTGGCCGCGTTCCTAGATGACAAGAAAAACGAAGAGCTCGACAGCCTGCAGCCGCAGTTCACCTGGTCGGCGCCGCCGTACCGCATGGACGCCCAGTACGAGGGAGACAACAAGCCGACCGTGGGCCTGAACCCGTATCTGCGCGGGCTGGTCGGAATGCCCAACGGCATCATGGCTGGCTTCATCGACAACACGGTGGCATTCTGCGAGCCGTATATCCCATATGCCTGGCCGGTGGACTACCAGGTGACGACAGAGTTTCCTGTGGTGGGCTTCGGGGTGTTCGACCAGACGCTGTTCGTCGGCACGACCGGCAACCCTTATTTCGTGACGGGTGCACATTCGGCATCGATGTCGGCCCTGAAGCTGGAGAGCAATCAATCGTGCGCGGCGCGGCGCTCGATCGTGAGCGTGCAGGGCGGTGTGCTCTATGCCTCGCCGGATGGCTTGTGCCTGGCCAGCGCGCGCGGCGTCGAAGTCGTGACCCGGCAGCTGATCACACGCAAGGATTGGCAGGCGCTGCAGCCGGCGACGATGTTCGCGGCCGAGCATGAAGGTGTCTACTACCTGTTCTACGCTGGTTCCGGTGGCGGTTGCCTGGCGTTCAGCCTCCAAGACGGCATGAAGCTCGGGCGCGTCGCACTGTCAGGCACAGCGGTCTGGGTCGACAAGTTCAACGACCTCATGTATCTCGCGCAGGGCGTGAACATCATGGAGTGCTTTTCGGGGGCGGATCTGCGCGCGGCCCGGTGGAAGACCGGCCTTGCCACGCAGGGCCAGCAGTTGCCGCTGGCCTGGGCCAAGGTCTACGGCCAGCAGGATGCCGCGCACCCGGTGACGCTGCGGCTGTGGGGAGACGGCCAGCTACGCCACACCGCGACCTTCACCAACCTGGAACCGCAGCGGCTGCCGCCCGGGCGATGGCTTGAGCACCAGGTGGAGATCGAGGGCGCCGCGCGCGTCACATCGGTGGTGCTGTGCTCCACGACAGAGGAGCTGCGCGCCATATGACCAACCGCGTCAAAACCGATACAGGCGTGGCACGGCTGCCGGCGCTGCCCAAGGTCAACCTGCAGGACCCCGCCCTGTCCACCTGGGTCAACGCCGTGACCGAGCGCCTGCAGGTGCGCGAGGGGGAGCGCGGCAACGACAACGAGCGCGCCGTGACCGTGCGCGAGCTGCGTGCCATGAGCGGCCAGGTGGAGAGTGTCACGCAGTTGCTGGCAGCAGGGAAGACAGCGGCCGACGGCGAGGTGCTGCTGGACCTTGGTGGCGGGCTGTCTGCAACGGTGGCGGTAGACCGCTTCGCTCAATCCATCATCGACTCGCGCCTGTTCAAGAGCCTGGCTAAGACGCTGGACGACCCCAGCCGGTTTGACCACCTGGCCAAGGAGATCCGCGACGAATTGGTGCGCTCGATTGCTGATGAGGCTGCTTTGCGCGGCGCGGCAATTCGAGATGTAGAGACCATCATCCAATCGAACGAGCGCAGCATGGCCATGGTCATCCGCGAAATCACCGCCAGCGTGGGCCGTGCCAGCGCGGGCTTGCGGGCGACACAGGCCGCCTGGAGCGACGGGCAGCGCGCCATGGCCACGAACGTGCTGCAGCTGCAGGCGTCGCTGGGCAACTACTACCAGGACGGAACGCCCGGGCGCGCTAGCCTCGAGCAGGAGATGACGGTGGTGGCAGGCTATGCCGAGGGGCTGCGCGCGCAGTACACGCTCAAGGTGCAAGCCGGCGGGGCGCTGGCGGGGTTTGGCATCGCTGCAGAAGAAGTGAACGGCAAGACTTCCAGCGCCTTCATCATCATGGCCGACAAGTTCGCCATCGTGGCGCCGACCTACAGCGGGGGCCTTATGCGCACGCCGCGTCCTCAGGATGTGGTGTTCGGCGTTGATAGCGATGGCATTTACCTGCAGAACAATGTCTACCTCAAGGGCAATCTGCGCGTCGATGGCACAGGCCGCAAACTGAGCGATGGGCTGCGCGGCGGCGTCCTACTTTCGGCCAGTGGCATCAGCTGGAGCGATACCACTGCGCGTCAAACGGTCTGGCGTGCGCTGGGCAAGACCGGCACGGCGCCCAACAATAACCACCTAGTGGTGGGCGATGCCGTGACGATAACCGGTGTGGGCTTTACGCAGACTCGCTACTGGATGGGCACGGCCTGGACAATCCCCGCCGCAGTGTTCAACGGGGACCTGCTGGTCGACGGTACTGTGGCCGCGCGCAAGATCGACACCCGCGGCCTGACAGTGCGCGACAACGCGGGCAATGTAATCCTTGATGTCAACGGCCTGGATGCGCAGTGGGTGCGCAACATCAAGGCAGGTCAAGTGGTCGGGCTGGGCACGATGGCCACAAAGAACGGGGCCGTGATCGGTGAAACAGTGACCCTGCCGAACGGCTACGTTCTGCAGACCACGGATTTCGTGAATCGGCTCACGCGCATCACGACCAACAACATCAGCATGTTCATGGATACGGCGGCCATTGGCACCGCCTACATCGGCCAAGCCGCCGTGGGCACGCTGCAGATAGCCGGCAACTCAGTGACCGTGCCGGGCACCAGTACCGGCAGCGGCGATTCCGCCAGTGTCACGATCACGCTGGACCAGGCCGGCACCGTGCTGGTCACCGCGACATTCTTCGGCGCCTGGATCTCGGAGGCGTACTTTCGCGTGCGTGTCGACGGCCGGACCTTTTCGGAGTCATATTCCAACTCCAGCGGCGGTGTCAGCCCCTATTTCCCGGTAACGGTTTCTTCCTCCGTGCAGCTGGGTCCAGGCACCTACACCTTCTCCCTCAACACGACCAACACCGCGGGCAAGGCTTGCGCCTCGTCAACCATCACCGTATTCGGGGCCAAGCGATGAGCCGACGCATCACCATCTTCAAGACCGCAACCGGTGAGATTTGCAAAACCACCGTTTGCCCCGGCCAGGACGTCGCGCGGCAATGCGGCCCGGGCGAGTCGTACATCCACGGCGCTTTCAATTTCGAGACGCATTTCGTAGACCTGCACACCAAAGCCCCCGTGCAGAAGCCGCCCCGGCCGTCAATGCACCACCAGTTCGATTACGCACGACGGCGGTGGGTGCTTGATGAGCTGGAGGCCTGGACCGAGGTGCGGGCCGAGCGCGACCGCCGCATCGCGGCCAGCGACTGGGTGGTGCTGCGCGCGAACGACCAGGGCGCCACCGTCCAGCCAGAGTGGCAGGCCTATCGCCAGGCGCTGCGCGACATCACCGATCAGCCCGACCCGCTGCGCATAGTCTGGCCAGCGCCGCCCGCCTGATTCGTGCCAAGCCTGCCAGCATCCCTGCATGCTGGACTACGACACGAGCGCAATCTATGAATTCCTGAAGGCGCGCATCCCAGGGCTGCAGTGCACTGAGGGTGCCGTCGGCCTGGGCTGGCTCCGTGATGGCAAGTTGGTGGCCGGGGCGGTCTTCGAACACCACAACGGGCGCACCGTCTGGGCGCATGTTGCGGTGGACGGGCAGATCCCGCGCCGCTTCCTGCGGGCGTTCATGGATTACCCGTTTGTGGTGTGCGGCGTGTTTGCCCTGCGCGGCTACGTGCTGGCATCCAACACGCCACTGCGCCGCCTGGCCAAGCGCCTGGGCGCTGTCGAAGAAGCCGTGTTGTCGAGCGCTGCGCTTGACGGCGGCGATGTCGTTGTCTGCACCCTTTGGAGAGGAAACCGAACACATGGCACGCTGGCACCGTAACGAATGGGACTTGCTCCCTGATTGCGCTTTTGCACCACGCCCTGGCGGCGGCATGACGCTGGAGGGTGGGGGCGGTTCGACACCTTCGCCAGATCCGCGCCTGGTCGAAGCGCAGGTGAAGAACCTGGGCATCCAGGACGACATGATCGCGCAGATCGTTCAAAACACGAACGAGATGGCGCCGATCCAGAAGGAGCAGACGCAGTTTGCCCTGGACACGGCGAAGACCGCGTGGAATCAATCGCAATCGGATCGGGACTATGCGATCGGCCGGCGCGACCAACTGACCGGCGTGCAAGACGTGATGACCCGGGAGGCGCGCACCTTCAACACGGAGGCCAAGCGCGAGGAGCTGGCAGGACAGGCCGGCGCCGATGTCTCCCAGGCCTACACCAGCGCGCAGCGCACGGGCGCGGCCGAGATGGCACGCATGGGCATCAACCCGGCAGATGGAAAGTATGGGGCCGCGGCCAACGCGCTGACCGCCGGCACAGCGCTGGCTACGGCGCAGGCCAAGAACGGCGCTCGCACCGCGGCGCGCGCGGAAGGCCAGCAGCTGACCAGCCGGGCGGCGAATGCGCTATCAGGCTATCCGGCCATGGGAATGCAGACGACTGCAGCCACCGCGGGATACGGCGCGTCTGGCCAGAATATCGCTAACACGGGACTGGCCGGGCTCAATTCGGGCTACAGCCAGGCATCCGGTATGGCGGGCAGCGCTGGCAGCGCAGCGAAGAATATGTGGGGCGCGCAATCGAGCGCCTATCAGCAGGATCAGTCCGCACAGAGCAGCGCTACCGGCGCCATGGTTGGTATCGGCGTATCGGCGGCAATCGCTATCTGACCATGCGCAACGAAGACATCTTGAGCGCCGAAGGCGTGGAACTGCTCACCTACTGGCGCTTGGCTGAGACAGAGCAGGAGCACGCTGCGCGCCTGCTGGAGCTGCTGCAGCTTCCCCGCGGCGCGCGCGTGGTCGACCTGGGCTGCGGCACTGGTCGACTGGCCGCCTTGTGCCGCACTTTGCGCCCCGACCTGCAGTGGACGCTGGTGAACGTCGACCACTGGCAGCTTTGCCAAGCGCCCGACTGGGCTGAGGTGGTGCCGCGCGACATGGCCGAAACGGGACTTGCCGCGGGCGCTTATGACGCCGTGATCGTGGCCTATGCCTTGGGCTACACCAATCCCGTCGCCGTGCTCGAGGAAGCGCGGCGCTTGCTGGCGCCGGGTGGCCAGCTGGCGCTGCATGAGCTTTACGCCGATCAGCATGAGGTGCAGGCCGTGGCGCGCGAGGTGCTGGGCTACCGTCTCGCTGCTTTCCCGGAGGTGTGTCTATGGGCCCGCCTGGTGGGTTTCGACCTGGCCGGCGTGCACGACGACGCTCATCGCGCTCCCGGCGCCGTGGTGGCTGCGGCGCTGCCGGTGTTCGGCCAGTTCCAGCACAACCTTTCTATCTACCGCCTGGGGGACCGGACGCATGCGTTCATCGGGCGGCGCGTGGCGCTGCAGTTCTCCGGCGGCAAGGACTCTCTGGCCTGCCTCTACCTGCTGCGCCCGTTTGTGGAACGCGGCCTGCCGGTCTATTGGACGCACACGGGCGACACCATCCCCGAGACGTTGGCCGTGATCGAGCAGACGCGCGCCTGGGTGCCGGACTTTCGTGTGATCGAGGCGGACGTTATGGGGTGGAAGGCTGAGCACGGCCTGCCCAGTGACGTGACCACGGCTCAATCGGCCTGGATGGGTCGGCAATACGCCATGAGCGACACCCCGCTGGTCGGCCGCTTCGAATGCTGCTGGGCGAACCTGATGCAGCCCATGCACGCGCGCATGCTCCAGGACGGCATTGCTATGGTGATCCGCGGCACCAAGCTCGCAGACACCGGGCGCGTGCCCGCGAGCGGCGCCACCGACCATTACGACGTGCTGCTCCCGCTGGAAAGCTGGAGTCACGCCGATGTCTTTGCCTACCTGGACCAGGTGGGTGCGCCGCGCAGCGCGGTGTACGACACGTTCAAGTCGATCAGTGCACCCGAGTGTATGCACTGCAGCGCCTGGTGGGATGACGGCAAGGCGGCCTACCTCAAGCAGCTGCACCCCGACAAGGTTGGGCAGTACCAGGTGGGCCTGCAAACGATCCGCGCAGAGCTTGCTCGGCGTATGAATGAACTCGACAACGAATTGAAGGAGTGCGACTCATGAGTTTTGCGCAAGGCGTGATGCAGGGCCAGAGCATCTTTGACCAATACAACAAGCAATTCACCCAGGGCCAGCAAAAGCGCGACCTGGCCGAAGTGGCGAATGCGGAGGCGAACGAATCCACAGGTTTCACGGCAGATCAAGGCAAGCAGCTCGAAGGCTATGTGCAGCAGGGGTTTGATAACGTCACCTTCGACGACAAATCAAATACCTACTTGGCAAAGAACGCGGCGGGAGAGTCAAAGACTGTCGCGATGCAAGGCGTGACGGACTTTATGGGCAAGCGCACCGCTGGCGGCGCTGATGCTGCGCGAGCGTCGGCCTACGCCGACGTGATCGGCAAGACGGACCCACTGAAGGGTTTTGACCTTCGCCAGCAGTTGAGCAACCAGGCGCACGCCGCCAAGCGTCAGGGCAGGGAGGAAAAGCAATGGGCCACCGAGGACGATGTGGAACGCATTGACGGTGAGCTAGGCGCGAAATTTAAGCAGTCGCTTATAGGGCCGGACGGCGCACAGCGCCAGGCGACAGCTGACGACTACCTTGCCAACTCACAGCAGCGCGCTTATGCGCTGGCGCAGGGCGGGCATACCAAGGCGGCCGACCAGGCGATGAGGGATCACATGGCCCAGTCGCACATCAAGATCCAGATGGATGCAGCCCAACGCAAAGAAGCGGCCGGCAAAGCTGCGGCGGCCATTGGTGCCGGTGACTACAGCGTGGCGGCCGACTTCTACAACCGCTATGTGCCCAGCGGCTCGAAGGTGACCGGCATAGAGCCGGGCAAGGATGGACAGCTGGTGATGAACCGCATTGGCCTGGACGGCAAGCCGATGGCGCCGATGACGTTCAAGAACCAGGGCGAAGCGCTTTCAATGCTGCAGTCACTGGACAACCCAATGGCGCTCTACCAGTATTCGCAGGGGGAGTTCCAAAATCAGTTGCGCCTGCGCGGCGAGAAACGAGCAGATAACGCGGACCGCCGCGCCGATCGTGCGGATGGTCGTGCGGCTGCAGCTGATGGACGGGCGGCAGCCAGCCATAGCGCCGCGATGTCAGACAGGCAAGAAATTCGTGGTGTGCGCGAAGCGTTGGCCAAGGAAGCCGACCCGAGCATGACACCCACCCAGTTGCGTGGCGTTCGTTATGGCGTGCTCCAAACTCCTGGCGCCGACAACGCCAAGGCGAAGTACGACTACGACCCTGTGAAGGTGCAAAAGGCGTTTGGCGAAACCACCGTGGATCCTTTCAACCAGAAAGAGACGGTGAAGCGCAATTCGGTGGAAGAAAAGAAGTTCATGGAGTTCATGGGCGCAAACCCGAGCATCCGCGACGTCGACGAGGGACTGGTGCGCTACAACCGTTCGAAGGTGCAGGCCGAACGCAAAGAACGTGGTGACTTGGAGCAGCGACGTACCAATGCAAGTGCGCAGATGACGGATGCGAACATTGCGGCCACAGCGAAGAAGTACAACATGACTGTCGAACAGGTTGTGGATGCTCTGGCCAAACAAGGCATACGCCGATAGCGTTCAACCGCCTCTTATTTTGCGCGGCACTTAAATTGAATCTCGGCAGAAGCGTAGGTGCCATAGCCAGAGTCTTTTCCGGTGCTGTTTAGCGGAACCATTTCAAGTCCCTTGGCTTCACAAAATTGATGTGCCTCTTTGAACATTCGCGCTTTGACGGCGCTCGATGAATAATCCGTGAACTGGCCCAATCCGCCCAGCATGTACGTGTCCGGGCCGATTGGGACCACGCCGTCAGTGCCTGTTGCACAGCCAGTTGCGATCAGCGTAGCTAGGATGGCGATCTTGATTCTCATAGGGTGCGTTTCCTGTCGTTTCGCTTTACATGCCTGTGACTAAATGTAGCAGAGCGAACCTCCTTATTGGATAGCGTGCCAAGCCTGCCAGCCTCGAAAGAAGTTTTCCTACGAGGTTCTTTTATGGCTGCGCTTGGCGATTCTGACTTGTTTGAGATGGCGGGCATCAAGCCCGGGCAGCCTGCGCCTTCATTGAGCGATGACGGCGATCTGTTTGCTATGGCGGGGATAACGCCAGAGCCAGCGGCCAAACGGCGCACGGTTCCTGGCATCACCGCCGGCGGCGTGGCGCGCGATATTGCAGCCGGTGTGCTGCAGATCGGTCCCACCGCTGTTAAGGGCGTAGCCGATATTGCTCGCTTGGCGACGGGCGATGCAGTTGGCAAGGACACGTCCGATGCGCTTGAGCGCGGCATGGCCTCCATCCGCGACACGGTAGGTTCAGAGCGCGCCGCCGCTCAGCGCGAGAATTTCCAGCGCGACATGGCCGATGACGATGTCGGCATTGGTGAGGCGCTGATGCGCAACAAGGGCGCGCTGGCCGATCAGATCCTGCCGACGATCGGCAGCATGTTCCTCCCGGTGGGCCTTGCTGGCGCTGCCGGTAAAGCCGCGACAGCAGGCCGTGCCGCCCAGGCGCTGGATGTGGCGGCGCTGGCCGGGCGCGTGGCCAGCGCCCAGAAGGTGGCAGGTGTGGGCGCGACCGCTGCGCAGAATGCCGCCAGCACCTTTGCCGAACTGGTTGACAAAGGCGCGACCATGCAGGATGCCTATGTTGGCGCGGGCATCACTGTGCCCTTCTCCGTTGTCGCAGGCGCGCTGACTGGCGGCGGCGCCGAAGTAGCCGCGGCGCGCGCTCTCACGGGTTCCGGCGCCGCCAAGTTGGGCTTGAAGCAACTGGGCAAAGCGACCGGCAAGGAGGGCGCCCAGGAGATGGGCGAAGAACTTGGGCAGATCGCGGGCGAAGGCGTGGGCACCGGCCAAGCTCCCAGCGCCACCAGCGCCGGCAAGCAATTGGCTGTGGCTGGCACCCTTGGCGCGGTCATGGGCGGGGGTGTGGATGTGGCGACGCAAGTTGGTCAGCGAGGCCAGCCGGCAGCGCTGGAGCAGCCAGGTGCCGCAGCAGGGCAGGCGCCGGTGCCGGTTGAGCAGCAGACAGAGCAGCAACGCGCACAGCAGCCGGACGGCGCGCCAGGCAGCATGGAAGATGCCAAGGCCTCGATGCGCTTGGCCGAATTGGAAGTCATCGACGGCAGCGTGGGCCTGAATCCCGCACAGCAGCAGGAGCGCGCGGCCCTGGTACAGCGTGTGAATGCCCAGGCCGCGCGGGAGTTGGAGCAGGAGACCATTGGCGAATCCGTCGACGCAGTGGCGGATACGGATCCGGCTGAGGATGCGCAATCTGCCGGTGCCGGTGCCGGTGCCGGAGCGGGCGACGCGGCGCCAGAGTTCGACCCGGCCGCGGCCCAGTCCGCCACATGGCGGGATTTTGTTGCCGAGCGCGGGCACAAGCTGTCGTTGCTGCGCAAGGGTATGCCTGAATGGGATCAGCTTCAAGGCGAGTGGGCAGCGGTGAAAGCCAATCGGGCAGGCGATCAGGTTGCCCGCCCACAGGTGCTGCAAGACCTCGAGGCAGTGGTCCAGCGCACCACAGGTGACACGCGGAAGAATGCCGTGGAGTTGCTTGCACGCCTGGAGAAGGGCGGCATGCCGGCCCATGTCCAGCGGTTCATGGAGCGTGAGGCATCTGAGCTGGTGGCAGCTGCGCCGGCAGCGCCAGCAGCGCCAGCGGCAGACGTCGCGCGTCCTGCTGCAGTGGTTGAGGCTGAGAGCTTGACCCCCCAAGAGCGGCAGGAATATGAGCGGGCCTACCGGCGACCGGTGGAAGATCCGCTCGGTGAGCTGCAGGGGCGTGTTCGCGCGGAATCGACGTACACGGGCATCAGCGAGGTCCAGCAATTGCGCGAGCAGCTGGAAGACGCGTGGCTTGAGCTCAACGTGGCCACGGAGACACCGCCTGCGAATCCCCCTGGCCCAACGCCGGCAACGGTCGACGGCGAGGCAATCCAGCAGGTCGATGCGAAGGTGCGCAGCCGCCGCATCCGAGATGCCCTGCAAAACCTGATGGATGGGGAGGTGAGCAACACGCTGCAGGTCGTTGCAAGCCTGGACGGCGCGCTGGAGCGAATTGGCGACACGCCCCTGAACGCGAGCGAGCGGCAGGCAGTGTTGCGCGTGGCTGATGCGTATTTCGGGTTCCGCGGCGCGGGCGAGCGCGCGCCTTTGCCGTCGCCTGCGGCCGCCCTTGAAGATGTCGGTGCGGACAACTCCAGCATGGAGGCGCTGATTCAGGAGCGCGGCGCGCCGCGGCGCCGCAATCAGGCGCAGACGGAAGACTCGCCAGAGCAGGGGGGCGCGGCGCCAGCGGCGAGCGATACCGCCGGCCTGCCCGTTTTCGACCCAGCAGCGGCCCAGGCCAAGACCTGGCCCCAGTTCGTTGCTGAGCGTGGCGACAACGTGCGCACGCTTCGCCGTGGCTCGCCTGCGTGGGATCGCTTGCAGAACGAATGGGACGCCGTGAAAACGCGGCGCGCCGGTACCAACGCAGAGGGCACGGGCTCCGTTGGCGCGCCTACGCCCGAGATTCAAAACCGCGATCGCGCGCGGCCGGCGTCTGTCGTGCAGATGCAGGCCATGGCCCAGAACCCCGATTACATGCGCTTGGGCTTGTCGCGCAGCCCGGAGTCTGGCGCCCCCATGGTGTTTGCCGTGGGAGACCGGGTGCAAGCCGCCAACATGCTGGGTTCGGCTGACGTGGCAGTGATGAGCGATGGCCAGCGCGTGCCGTTCCAGTATGCGGTGATGGAGGCGGGCGACGTGCAGCCGTCCAACTTTGCCGACGGCAATGCCAACCCCATGTTCGACAGCGCGCACCCGGGCGTAGTGAAAGCGCTGAACAATGGGCGCACCGCAGGTCTGCGCGCTGCCTACGAGCGCGGCACTGCTGACACCTACAAGCGCGAACTCATCGGTGACAGCGCCATGCATGGGATTGACGCCAGCGTGATCGAGGGCATGAAGGCGCCGGTGCTGGTGCGGCTCTATTCCGAGAAGAACAACCAGGCCAACATGGGCGCCAAGAGCCAAAGCCAGGCGCTGGGCCTGTCGGCTGCCGAGCAGGCGGCGACCGACGCAACGCTCATGGATGCGGCAACGCTGGAAGCGTTCGGCGCTGGCGAGATGGACGGCGCCGGCAATCGCGACTTTGCGCGCGGGTTCATCGGCAAGCTGCAGGCCGAGGGCCAGGACGTGGCCGGGATGATGGATGCCAGTGGTGCCTTGTCGCCCGCCGGCGTCACGCGCCTGCAGGCGGCCCTGGTGCACAAGGCCTATGGTGACGGCGATCTGGTCGAGTCAATGTTCGGCAGCACAGACAACGACATCCGCGCCATTGGCGAATCGCTCAAGGCCGTGGCCGGTGAATGGGCGAACATGCGCCATGCGGCTGAGGTCGGCGCTATCAACCCGGAAGTGGACGTAACCGGCAGCCTGCTGCAGGCCATCCGCCTGGTGCAGAAGGCGCGGCGCGAGCGCGCGTCACTCTACGACGCTATCAACCAGGTGGACATGGAGACCGGCGACGTGGTGGACCCGCTGACAGTGGGCCTGCTGCGCATGCTGTATTCCGGCCACTACCTGACGCGCGCCCTTGGCCGCGACCGCGTCGTGGAATCGCTTCGCCAGTACCTGGCCGCATCCTTGTCGACCCGCAGCGCCGGTGATATGTTCGGTGAGCAGGTCGGCCCGGCTGACATTCTTACCGCCCTGAACGGGCAACCAACCCAGCAAAACAATGACGCCAGCACCCAAAACCCAAGCCAACCAGCACCCAATGCCGCGCAAGGCAAGCGAGGCTCCCCTGGCAGCATCCCTGCTGGCCGCCGTACTGATGAATCAGGGGACGAAGCACGGGGACCGCGACCAGATCGAGCAGGCCAAGCAGCTGCTAACCCTGGCGGACGCGGCGAAGGGCAAGATGCCCAAGATCCCGGCCGACAGCAAGATGGCCGCAGCAATCAAGGCCCTGGCGAAGACAGCCGTGGCGCCGTAACGCCCGAGCTGGCGCTGGCCAGCTACACGTCCCAGGAAGTCGCAGCGCGGCAGGACGCGCAGGACGAGGCCGACCGCCAGCGCGCGAAGGATGAAGCCAAAGCAGACGCCGATGCAAAGGCCAAGCGCGAGCGCAAAGAAGTTGCCGCGCGCATGGATGCCAGTGCGGAGAACTTTCAGCTTGGCCAGGACGCGCAAGATGCGATCAGCGGACAGGCTGGGCTGATCGACTTCGATGACGTGCCTTTCCGTCGTGGAGACCAGGACAGCACCGCCGATGCTGCCGCGTCCTCAGGCATGACGCCTCAGCAAGCCGAGCAGCTGCTGCGCATCATGGGCCAGGCCCCGCAGCTGTCGCGCGCCGCCCAGGCCGAAGCGGTGAACAAGGTGCGCGCCACCGTGGACGCCATTCGCGCTGCGTGGGCCAACGGGCCCGAGGTCATCGTGGCGCACGACATGAGCGACACCGCAATTCCGCGTGCGGCCCGCCTCGCTGATGATGCGCAGCGCAGCGGCGGCGCCGTCGGCAATCCAGAGGGCTTCTATTACGGCGGCAAGGTCTACCTGCTGGCGAGCCAGCTGCCCACCCCGAAGGATGCAGCGCGCGTGCTGATGCATGAGGCGCTGGGCCACCACGGGCTGCGCGGTGTGTTCGGCAAGGACCTGGATGGAGTGCTCGAGCAGATCGCGGCCGTTCGGCGGGACGACGTGCGCCGCAAGGCTGCAGAGTATGGGCTGGACTTCGAGAGCGGGGCGCAACGCCTCCAGGCTGCCGAGGAAGTGCTGGCCGAGTGGGCGCAGTCCCGGCCCGAGATGGGCTACGTTCGCCGTGCCGTGGCTGCAATCCGCACCTGGGTGCGTCGCCATGTGCCCGGCATGCGCGGTCGCACCCTCACCGACGACGAGATCATCCGCTTGTATATCCTGCCGGCCCGGGGCTGGGTGGAGCGCGGCGCGGGCGGCTCGGCCACTGCGCAAGCAGACCCGGCTTATAGTCGCTCCGAAAAGGGGGAGGCGATGATTCCTGATGCCATGATCGGCAACACACTGGGTGCCGCTTCTTCGCATCCTGACTATGCAGCAGCCAAGGCAGGAGACGTTGAGGCAGGCGTGAGGCTGGCGCTTGACCTCGTGACGCCTGAATTGGTGGCGAAGGTGAAGGCCCAGATTGGCGATGCGCGCCCTCGTGTAGTGCCAGTAGCAGCTGAGGAGGCGGCAGGGCGAAACAAGATCCCGTTGACCGTGTCCGAGGTTCTCGCCAGTCGGCTGGGCTTAGAGGTCGAGACCGGCATTGTTCAGGCCAATCGTGCGCACCGCACGGGCATGGACGGCTTGGACCGCATTTTCGCGCCCGTAGATTTCGCTGGTACCGTCCAGCCGGGCGAGTACCTGCTTGTGGACGATACCTTGACCCAGGGCGGCACGTTTGCTGCGCTGGCCAGCCACATCCGTGAGGGCGGAGGCACCGTCACGGGCGTGGTTGCATTGACCGGCAAGCAATACAGTGCAAAAATCCAGCCCTCTCCTGAAGTTATCAATTCCCTCCGACAAAAACATGGTGACCTCGAAAACGAATTCCGCGCCGCCACTGGCTACGGCTTCGACGCGCTCACCGAGTCGGAAGCCCGCTACCTGGCACGTTACGAACCGGCTCAGCGACTCCGAGATCGAATCGCTGCAGAAGGACAACGCGGCCGCGAGCGCGCAAATCAAGGCGATACTGGGCCGGGCCAAGTAGCTGAGGACGGGCCACGCTTCAGCCGCGGGCCTGGCGGAACCACCAATCCGACATCTGCTGGCGCTGCCGTGCCGCAGACCAAGCTGGCCCAGCTGCAGGCCAAGGTCAAGGAATTGACCAGCCGCAAGTCTGTCGATACCTGGCTCTACGACTGGCAAGACCGCTTCATCGACCTGAAGCGCATTCAGGAAAATATCAAGGCCCTGAACGGTACGGTCAGCGAAACCAGCGACGCCTACCGCGGCGAAGAGCTGTATCACAAGCGCGTGGCCAAGCGCACATCAAACTTCCTGCGCGACGAGGTTCGCCCGCTGCTCAAGGCCTTGAACGAGTCGAAGGTAAACATCAAGGACTTCGAGCGGTTCCTGCACGCGCGCCATGCGCCCGAGGCCAACCGCGTGATGGCCGAACGCAACCCGAACCAGCGTCAACTCGATGCCAAACGCGCAGCGGCCGAGAACGATGTGAAGAAGATCCGACTGCAATTGCGGCTGCAAAGCGCAAACCCGGGTGGGAAGCCGACCGTGGATTTGCAGAAGGCGCTGGGCAGGGCCTTGATGGAGAAAGACCGGTGGTCTGGTGTTGAGGCGTTCGATGGCACCGAAGAGGAGCGCCTGTCCCTGTCTGGTATGAGCGACCAGGAAGCCAACGCCATCATGACCAGCTACGCGCCCGCAAAGCGCAAAGCCATGGACGACTTGGCCGGGCAGGTCGACAAGATCAATGCATCAACGCTGCAGGCCCTAGAGAGCTATGGGCTGATGGATAGCGAGACTCTGGACGCCTGGCGCAAAACCTACCAGCACTATGTGCCGCTTCACCGCGATGAAGCGCACGCAGACAGCAAGGCGCACCCGATCGGCCAGGGCTTCAGCACCAAGGGTGATGCCAGCAAGCAGCGCACCGGCTCGAATGAGAAGGTGACCAACATCCTGAGCCACATCGTGATGCAGCGCGAGGCCGCGCTGACCCGGGGCGAGAAGAACAATGTGGTCAAACGGCTGTACGTCCTGGTGGGTCAGAACCCGGATGCCAACGTTTGGTCGCTGGACCTGCCGAAGAAGAAGATGGTGGACCCGGACACTGGCCTCGTGAAGACGGTGGTGGACCAGGGCGCGAAGATGCGCGACAACGTGGTGACGCTGCGCATTGGCGGTAAAGACCAGTACATCGTTTTCAACCCGCGCAACGAGCGCGCCGTGCGCTTGGCGCTGGCCATGAAGAACTTGGACACCACCGAGCTGGACTGGCTGTCCCGGACCATGGGCCATATCACCCGCTGGTTCGCTGCCGTCAACACGCAGTACAACCCCGTGTTTGGCGTGATGAACTTCGCGCGCGACGTGCAGGGCTCGATGCTCCAGCTGTCCACCACGCCGCTGGCCGGCCAGCAGGCCGAGGTGTTCCGCAACATCAGGAAGAATTCCCTTGCGATCTGGTCCGACTTGAGGCGCGAGCGCAAGGAAGCTGGCGCTGGGAAAGGGCAGTGGGCCCAGCTGTGGGAGCAAATGCAGCTGGACGGAGGCACCACGGGCTACCGTGATCTGTACGCGGATCCAGCCGATCGCGCCAAGGCGTTGCAGAAGGCGCTCGACCAGCAGGGCCAGGGCAAGACCGCGGCGGCTGGGCGCGCGCTTATGGAGGTCTTGTCCGACTTCAATGAAACCCTCGAGGCCACCACGCGCCTGGCGGTCTACAAGGCCGCGCTGGACCACGGCCAAAGCCGGGACTCCGCGGCCAGCATCGCCAAGAACATCACGGTCAACTTCAACCGGCGCGGCAAGCGCGTGGCAGTGCTGGGGCACCACTACGCGTTCATGAATGCGGCGATCCAGGGGAACAAGCGCCTGCTGGAGACGCTGGCCGGGCCCACTGGGCGCAAGGTGATGATCGGCGGCGTGCTGCTGGGCATGATGTCGGGCATGGCCGGCGCGCTGATGATGGGGGGCGGCGGGGCGGATGACGAGTGGAAGAAGATTCCCGAGTTCACCAAGGAGCGCAGCCTCATCATCCCGCTGGGCCGAGAAGACTATGTGGCCGTGCCCATGCCACTGGGCTTCCATGTCTTCCCGAACATCGGCCGCAAGATGGTGGATTTCGCCATGCACGACGATCCGACCAAGAACCGCGGCGGACACCTAGTCGACCTGGCGCTGATCGCTCTCAATGCTTACAACCCGCTGGGCGGGTCCGAGAACATTTCCCAAATGCTCACGCCGACCTGGCTCGATCCGGTCGTCGCGCTCTGGACGAACACGGACTGGACCGGCAAATCCATTTACAGGGAAGATCGATCGCAGCAGGATCCGAAGCCCGGCTTCACGCGCGCGAAGGACTCAACCGCGGCGCCGTACCGGTGGATTGCAGAGCTGGCCAACAGCGCCACGGGTGGCAACGAGTGGCGTCCGGGGGGATTCAGCCCCACGCCCGAGGCCATCGAATATCTGGTGGAACAGTTCACCGGCGGCGTTGGCCGGGAGCTGAACAAGGTGGGAGCGATGTCGACAGCCGCCGTGACAGGCGAGGAACTGGCTGCGCACCAGCTGGTGCTGGTCGGCCGCATCTATGGCAACACGCGAGGGGTGAATGGCGAGAGCTCGGCCTACTACGAGAACATTCGACGCATCAACACCAGCTCGAGCGAGGCCAAGGGCCGCAGCGAGCGCGGCGAGGACGTGGGCGCCATTCTGGAAGACGTGCCCCTTGCCAAGCTGGACGGCGCGGCGGGCGTGTTCGACAAGCGGGTGTCGGACCTGGTCAAGGCGCGGCGCAAGATCCAAGCAAGCGACAACCCGAACAAGCGCGACCTGGTGAGGGAAGTCAACCAGGAAATCGAAGCTAGCATGTACCGGCTGAACAAGGCCGTCCAAGAAACGCAGGCGAGGAACAGGTGAAGTTGCTTTCAGTCGGCGCATGCATTCCGACCCACCACATTTCACCATTTCAAAGTGTTTGAATATGAGGCAAAATATTCATGACGGTAGTTGTAATCAATGGGATGGATTCGGTTTTAACTGATCGGGAATTTTGTTGTGTTGTACAAATATCTAAGTAGAAAACGGTTGAGTGTCATTGATAATTTTCGAATTCGTTTTACACAGCCTGGTGAGCTGAATGATCCTTTTGAATCAGCAATGCTTGTTGATCCCGATGGGAAAAACGAATTATCAAAAATCATCGCGGATCTTGAGAGAGATGCGCTTCTAAATGAAATCATCCCGGAAAATTCTGAGCAGAAGGAATTTTTGGATGAGAAGATTCGCGAGCTTGCGAACTATGTTGCTGATTTGTATGCCCCTCATACACTTGGGAAAGAGCTTGCAAAAAAACTTAATAGCTCGCTTGGGGTGTTGTCGCTATCAAGAACCAATGCCAGTTTGCTCATGTGGGCGCACTATGGAGATTCGCACAAAGGATACGTGGTAGGACTTGATGATTCGCACGCCTTCTTTAATCAGATTGATAATTTTGGAAAAATTACTAAGCCATACAACGTAGTCTATACATCCCGCCGAAATATCGTAAAGCCCGGAAGTGAAGATTATTATGAAAAAATGATGTGCCGCAAATCACTGGAGTGGGCATATGAGGAAGAAGTAAGAATTTTCCGAGGTTTCTCAAACAGTAAAATAGCTGGCCATGAAAATGCCGATGATCGGGTTTATCTTGAAGAATTGCCGCGTGAGTGCATAAAAGAGATTTATATCGGGGCCAATGCTAGCGAAGACACCAAAAGAAAAATTTTGGAGATAGTTGACAAACGAAAATTACACGTAAAAATTTTCCAAGCACGGGTATCTGATGAGCTCTATGCCTTAGAGTTTACGGAAATACAGCCTCAATATTCCTTCAGATGTTACGATATATATCATAGGAAAGACAGTTTTTATGAAGCGGAGGCGCCTCACGTGATGTGGGAAATTGGAAGATTCAGTCAATCTGCTGTATACCCAAAATAGATTGTTGGCCGCATGGGTCTAAAACGGTGCGGGCGATCGCACGACCTCGACCGGCCCTTCGCCAAAGTAGAGGCACTTCCCACGAGCGTCGCGTACCGAGAAGCATCTCGGGTACACCTCGCACACGGTGTAGTCCGCAGGTAGACCGGGCAATATGAGTTCATCTCTCCAGCCGGTGCGATTTGGGACGTAAAGAAGGGTGGGGTGGATCGGCAT